AGTGTTTTAAGTTTGCTCTCCAGAACGCTTCCGGGTTGTGCGCCTTTTGGTACGCGAGTGCCCAGATGAGTCTTCCGAGATTGACCGCATGAGCTCTGCATAGCCCGAAACCTGATAGTTCTTGAAGCGCCGCCATAGCTTCTTGCTTACGCGGATTATTACCGAGCCTTTCAACAAATTCCAAAATCTTTTCATCATTCTTTTTTGCAAATGCTCTCCTATACATATCGGCTTCATACATATCTACACCGATGATATTACTTATTATATTAATAGCGTCATCTTCGAATACAATACTATCTTGTACTACTTCTTGTGACCAGTCTTGGAACATAGCGGCCTTCTGTCTACCACTTAGTGCTACAGGTCTGATCATCGCTGTAGCAAATACACAGTCTTCCATGCTGGTGGGTTGTATAGCACGGAATAAACGCCGCATAGCAGGCGATTCTCCTTGGGTCACACCCAACACATCCCCTCTGGCCAATAAGGCGCTTGTACGGGCGTCTGTGTGCGGATAATCGGCCAATTTAGTGTCTGGATCAATGTCCATTAGTTGTGATAATCCACGGTTTGCTAGTATATCTACTTTGAGATGTTCTAAGTCTTCTACTTCGTGTTTGTCAAGTAGGATTTGGTTGTCTTGTGATATTAATGATTTTGGTAATTGCCTTGTAAACATTACGATGCCTCCACAGTGTTTTGATATTGCTCTTTTCTTACCTAGTAACTTACGTTCAATACGTTTGGCTTCTTTTGAGTCAACGCCAACGCTTTCGTAAGTAAAGTTACGTGGAAGATTACCTGTGGCACCTAAACGTTTAGCCGCTTCTCGTCTTGCGGATTTTTCTTTGTAGGTGACGTAGTTGCTTAGTCGTGCAGTCTTACCTGGCCATTTGCGGAATATCCTTTCCATGACTTCCGTCTGTCGATGATGTTCAAAGTCTATGTCCACATCTGGTAGATCGTCCCTCAAAGGGTTCATGAACCGTGCCACAGGTATGTTCCACTTGATTGGGTCTACATCTGTAATACCCAACAAGTAGCATACAAGACTTGAACCAGCAGATCCTCTAGTCATATGAGTAAGGTCTGTGGTTAGGTCAATTATGTCACAAATTTGAAGGAAGTAATCAGTGAAACGCTGGTTAAGGATGAGCTCAAATTCTTCTGCCAGGCGAGTTTGATAAATGTCTCCGGGTGGGATAGGCCTTTTAAATCTGTCTAATAGCCTCTGTATGTTTTCTAAATCTGTTGCCATTTATAGCCTCTTCATTGTCTTGTTATGCCTAACGTTATTTCTAACGCAAGTTATTTAGCAAGACGAACAGGCACCACATGTGGAAATTTGATTGGAAAAAGTGTAGCATATTTTGAATCAGGATCGTCTATATCAACATAGATATCGCATCTACAAAATCTATCTGCGGTTTGACTTTGGCTATGAACTAGTTTCCATGTCCATTCACGCAGTTCAACTTCTTTGTATAGATCCTCGCCTACTTCTCTACGAACCCATAGTTGTTCTGCTTTTAGGCCTTTATGACTCCATTTGAAATCACACTGTCCTACATAGTATCTCATTTATACTCAAAGTTTTGTGTGTTAGGATTGTGCTTGATTAGTTTTGCTCCGTTGCGAATATGAAAATGAGTAGCCATAGGAGTCAAGGGAGATAGTGTGACAACACGTTTGATATTTTCATTTTGTTTTACATGTTTATATAATTTGTGTATTATTTCTCTACCTGCTCCTCTTTTACGAGACCAAACTGTATAAGCAACAGCAACATTAGCATCATCTTTCATGTGTGCATTCTGACTCATTAGATCTAGTTCTCTTACACTTTCAGGTACATCATTAGTGTATGCTACACAAACAATACCTTCAATATTATCTTCATATTTCAATCCAAATATTTGTCTACCATATTCTTTACGCCAGTCTAATGTAAGTTCAGGACGTACTGGATCTTCTGTTACATCTATATCTTCTAATATAACTAACTCAGTTCCCTTTACCCATTTGAAAAAATCATCTAACTTTTTTTGAAATATTTGCATATACTACTCTGTACCTAAGTTGTTTAAGAATTGTTTAAGTTTAGTTGAATCAGTATCAGCTTTAATTTTGCCTACTGTATCACCTTCACTTGGATCTTCTTTTACTTCATCTGCACTAAGTGGACCAGATGTTCTCTTGAGTTGATCGTATATAGTTGACTTACGCTTATCAAATTCTTTATATTCATCTTCATCGCCTAAGTCTCTAATACGCAAACTATCAACATCAAATTCTAAATCAATCTTTTGACCTACACCCGAACTACTTCTAGTTTTCATTAACTGTATTTGATATCTACCACGTTCACGCATAGCACGACTTGTAAAGATACCAATCAAGTTGTCAGCAGTATTAATTTTAGATATACCACCACTGATGTGCGAATGATCAAATTCAATTTCTTCAACACTACTTCTATTCAACTGAGATGCTGTAACAAAGATACAGTTTAGTTCCATAGACAAGTTACGCAGTTCTTCTGATACATATTTGTCTTTTACAAACAAGTTCTCTGCACTAATTTTAGTTGCAATAGGACTCATCAAATCTAAATAATCTACAAGCACAACATCAATTTTACGTCCTGTTTTAATCTCGTACTCTTTAATATATGCACGTAAGTCATTTGCATTTTTACCTGTTGGCATATACTTAACTTGGAATGCACCACTCTTCTTGCCAATTAACTTAACTTTCATTTCAACATCTTCAATGCTCTTGAAAATATCTCTGCTAGGAATGTCAGTAGTCATACTATCAAGTCTCATACTAACTAAGTTCTCTGAAAGTTCAAATGTCAAGTACAACACATTCATTCCTGCTTCACACCAGTTTACACCCATGTTAGCCAAAAACAAACTCTTACCAGATCCACTACCACCTGCAAAGATGTTTAGCTCTCCTCTGTTGAATCCACCAAATAGTTTCTTATCTAAACTTGGCCAGCCTGTGCTTACTTGTCCATTCTTATCTTTAATTGCTTCTAGTCTTGCTCTTGGATCAGCAAAGTAATCTGTACCTAAATCTTTTTGCAATCCAATCTGTACAGCCTGTTTAACTAGATCCTCACAAGCACCATATTGACCTTTTTCTAATAAGTCTGCACTTGTTAAGATTGCTTTTTCTAATGCTTTGTGTTTACTAAACGTTTCAAATTCTTGCAGTAACCAATCATAATGATTCTCTGCTAGTTCGCCCGGACTTTTTAAGTTACTATCAGTTGCCGCATTGATCATATCAAATGTAGGCATAGCATTGTGTTCTTCAACATATGCTTTTAAAAACTTTGCAGGCTCCTGTAGTTTTCTATCAAAACTATTTGGATCAAATACACCCTGACATCTTACAAAGCTCTCTGCATCTGTAAGAAACATTTCAAGATATACCTTTTGTATATCATAACCATAATCTGTATTTTGTCTGCTCATACGTATATTATACTTTCTTATACCATGCTTTGTCAAGTGAAACTATTTTCGTTTTTGTGTGTGCTAGTACAGCACCTATACATGACCCTGGATCGCCTGGATTCTTGGGTACATGTACACTTTCCCAATTATGTCTAATCTTGTCTACACCCTGCTTGTTTAGAGCACCACCCCCTGCTAATGCAAGGTGATGACTGTCTGTATCACTAAAAGCCTTATAGCTTAATTGTCTTAGGGTCTCTTCAAATATCATTTGGGTAGATGCCGCAATGTCATTCATGTCTTGTTCAGTACACAGATCAGGTCTCCACCACATACATCCTCTATGTAAATTTTCTTTTGAGTTGAACATACGTCCTGTACCATGTCCTAATAGGTCCCTCTGGATATTAGTATACAGCCTTATAGGGTCACCTTTGTTTGCCATATCAGCAATCATATACTCGTCACGTTGTGGTTCTAATCCTACACGTTGGGTCATAGCACTATAAAACAATCCAATGCTATGCGGATAACGTTGGGTGTATATCTTTTTAAGATTGTTGTCCTTGCCATGCCACATGGTTAAGGTTTCGAACTCACCAATACTATCCAAACATATTACAGCACAGTTGTCATAGGGTTGTGTATAATATGCATACGCCGCATGACTTAAATGATGTGTAGTATATGTAATAGGTGCAGTAATATCCCAACGTGCTAGATATTCTTTAATATTATTTTCTTTATACAGCCATCCTTGTCCTGCCCACCACTGTCGTAGTGTTTTTAACATAGGACGTTCATACCAATAAATTTGTTGCGGAGGCCCGTAGCTTTGTAATGCTACACTAATTTGTGTCCAGTTTGGATCTGGATCATGAGGTACATCTGAAAAATCTTTTGCAAGACTAGCCCATAACAATTTGTTGTCATCAAAGACAGCAAGACTAGCATCATGGCTGTTTCCTACCATACCCCATTTAATCATTTATTATTCTCCATATTTGTCTATTGCAATTTGCATTAACCTGTATGGCAAACTGCACACAAAAATGTATGCAGGCCAAAATAACAAATTGTAAATTATAATTTCCATCATGTGTTAAATTTTTTCCATAACGAGTGCAGTACATAAAACCATAAACCATTTATACTTGGTTCAATTAGTGCAACTGCACCTGCTTCCCAAAGTGATGCGCCAGTCATTACACTAACAACCGTCATAGCAATTACAATGTGTCCTAACGTATAAATTACTGCTAGTACAACACTGTTTCCTTTAAGAAGTCTTTTTAGTAATTCAAATATACCTATTTGAAACTCTGTCTTCATTTGTATCACCGTAGTCCTTTACTTGTAAATGAACGGATCCCTTTTCTTAAGTTCTTCCATTCGTTTTTTAAAAGCCTTATGCTCTTGATAACGTCTATAAGGAGTTGTTAACCACTCCCAAAACTTTTTTAAATAAACCATTTTTTTGCTCTCAATCTTATTTTTAACGGAGACTCTTCTGCCGCTACAACTATGCTGTGTAGTACATATAGTCTACCGTATTTACGTACTGCTTCGCTTATGTCAGTGATATCCTGACTCCACTCAGGCATGCTTACTTGCCAACCAAGTTCTATTGCACGTTCTACTAGTTTGCTACCAGCCTTATCTCTATCTGGTATAACAATAATATCACGCTGTAGTTTATTCATGAGCAAGGCCTGTTGATCAGATACTTCACTGCCGCCTAACGCACAACCGTCAATGTGCAGTGCATCTATCTGTCCTTCACATAAGATAGCAAAGACTTTGCTTGGACGCTGTTCATCTAATCCGTACACAAACCCTGGTTGCACTTCTGTTAAGTACTTTGGCTTTTTGTCTGGGACTACACTACGAGCTGTCCAACCAACTACTCTTCCTTCATAATAAAAAGGAATAATTAGTCTATCTCTATATCCTAGTTCAGGTGTCCAATAGTAATCTGTATCATCAATATACAGATCTCTATCTCTCATGTATTCAAAAATCTTAACAAGATTCTTGTCCATACCTCCCGGCTCTAATGCACAATAGTCTGCCCAGTCTTGCAGTTTACGTGCTGATTCGGGTAATGGTACAGTATTGAACGTAGGTAGTTGAGCTGTCCTTTCCTGTACTTCTACACCTTCATTTTCTCGCATAACATCAAGTGCTACCTTGTTAATTGCATCGTCAGGTGTTCCCATCCATTGCAATAACCTACGCATCTTGTGAGAGAATGGACGTCCAGGTTGCCAGCTCGCTTTGAAGCCGCAATTAAAACAATGATAACTTATGCCATCGTCATTTTGTATTACTCCACCTCTACCACGAGTGTCTGCACTATGTCCATTGTGATGGCAACATGGTGCATTAAATGACGTCCATCCAGAAGGAGTAGTCTTCCGCTTGTGCGGAATGTATGTCAGAACTGTTTCAACTACTACACTCATAGTAATATAATACTACCTTAGAGCGAGATTGTCAACTAATTTCTTATCAAAATCTTTGAAATATTGGTTGGATCCGTTGTGGTTCTAAATCTAATGTACTGATATACACCATTAAAATTAGCATCAACAGGCATAGTTTCATTTGCCAGGGAAACTGTAGCAACCTTTGTCCAAGGCATTCCTACTGATACAGTGTTTGACAATGATGCTTCTATTTCAACATCGCCAGTAAAATTAGAACTATATACTGCCACTGTATGTAATGCACTGTTTCCGTTTTTACCTGGCTCAGCATCTAGAGCTTGTGTTGTCCATTCATCTGTACCACCTGTGTTTTGTGTAAACACACTCACGCTTTTGCTTTCTTTTGCTCCTGGAAATGCTTCACTACTAATTTTTGCATAGCCATTGTTTGCTAGATTACTATGACTATAAGTAAGAGTTTTATTACCGTTAGCATCTATAAGATATAATGTGTACGTTAAGAATTGGTCTTTTAGATCTATAATATCACTTTCACCTACAACTACAGTACATAGGCCTGTAATTGTAGCACTTGCTGTTGCTTGTTTATCTAATACTTGGTCACCATCTTCATCGAATGCTACAAATCTTATTGTATATCCTGTTAGTGACTTTCCTTTTTGATCAGCATTAACTATTTTAAATTCTAAGTTATTGTCAATGCCTCTATATATGTTAAGTTCTTTTGTGTACACTGGTTTAAACTCCGTTGCGAACCCTGCGTCATTAACTACGACAGTGGTTCTGTTATTGACTAAATATCTTGGTATAAGTTGCATACTATATTTATCGGAAACTATGTTATTAAAAGATATTGAAAAAAACTTTCCTTATATATCCGTTGTTCAATATGGCGGACAGGAATATGTAGGAATAATTATAAACCAAGATCAGTTTGTTACATCTATGTACGTGTACACTGATCTTAAGACTGATTTAGAACGTAAAAGATTTTTAGAACTAGGGGATACTTGGTGGTGGGAATCAAATAGATTAATTCCTATCAATATATTCTTACGTAAAGATGTTGAACCATTTAAATACTGTATAGTTACTATGAACAGTAAAGATGTTAAAGTAACTATTGGTCCTACAGTAAATTTAAATAATATGTCAATAAAACGTATTAAGAGGAAAAACGTTCAGTTAGTTAAGAAGCCTCGTAATTAAGACTTTCACAAATTAAATTCATATGCACAACAACACTTACAGCGTATGCATATGCATGAGCTTTCTTAAAAAAGTATTCACCGCTTTTTGGTTTTGTCCACACTTCTTTTTCTATCTCTTTCCAACCCTTGTTTGCTAAGTGTCTTTTGGCTGGACGTATGATTGCTAGTGTTGCCGCCAGTTGAGACACCGATGTAGGTTTCAATTGTTTCAAGAGACTGTCGTGCCCGCTTAGATGAAAAACTTGATCGACGAATTCTTTGTGCTCCAGTAGTTGCCATAATGGTTCCTTTCTCATTAAACTCTCTAAATGTTTCTCATCTTTTACGTCTTGATATATAGAAACATTTAGGAAATCTAATTTAAAATATCCTCGATCTTCAGCAGTTTCATAATCTATTGTAGATAGTTTATCTACAGGGTTGTGCGGAATCTCAGTAACATAAACACCAGTGTTGTGCTTTTTACCTGTGTCAAGTTTTGCCACACGGTGTTCAATCTTGTCTAATATCTTTTTTCTATCTGCAAAATCTATATCAATATCAGGCATTGTAAAACTCTGGTATGTTTGGTGTTTCGATTATAATATAGGTATAACCTTCAATATGATCTTGTTTACCTAGTGCTGAAATAATTTTTGCCTTACGTCTTTCAGCATCATATGGATTCTCATCATCAGTATCTGAAGAGCATCTCACAAACACACATACTTGACCCGTTTCTTTAAATAGTTTTTCAAACTGCTCATAATGATCGTCTGTCCAATCATTTACATATAACGTTGCAGTTTTATTATTCCAACTAAACATTCTTAAATTTTTTTGCTTTCTTTGTTGCCATGTCCCATTTTAATTTGCTTACACGATCTTTAAATGTAATACCTTGTAAATGATCCCATTCATGTAAAAAACACTTAGCACTATAACCTTCAATTTTTGCTTGCTTCTTTTCTAAGTTTTCATCATACCATTCAGCAAGTATTTCTTTTGGACGCTGTACTTTTACATATATGCCAGGGAAACTCAAACAACCTTCAATGTCTAGTACAGTTTCTTTTGTGTGTTGTAGTATTGTTGGATTAATACAAATTGTGCTGTTCTCTATTTTGTCACCCATTACAAATACTTGTCCATCGTATTCTACTTGGTTTGCTGAAAGTCCAATACCGTGATTATCTAACATAACTTGCACCATATTGTCTTTTAATTCTTTTGGATCAACTGGAGGATTATCAATGTCAAAAGGTTTTACTTGCTTTTCTAAAAAAGCATTTGGGTGATATATTAAGTTCATAAAATACTTTCCTTTGCAACATCTTTAACAAGTTGCACATCATTAGGCAGTCTCTTAAAACGCAATGCCCAATGTTCTGGGTTAATAACATGATAAACCATTTCTAGTTGTTCATCATTAAATTTACTTAGCATCTCCTTGCCTGTCTTACAATTCAACACGAGCCAAGGACTTATCTTGCCATCTTTAATATGCCACACTGCCCTATTCAAACTTACGTAATTAAAGTAATGATTCCATGCCGCAGGTTCATTTTCTTCTGCCCATTCCATCATTGTTTGTACACTACGTTCTAATGCAGTTGTAACATCTTCTTTCAATATAAAGTTAAGTACGTACTTTTCATACAGTTCATCTTTACACCAATGATCAAGTTTTACTCCGCTTGTTACGACATAATCAATATAACGCTCAGGATATAGAGGGCGCACATTATTGATAAACGAACCAAACTTGACGAAAGCATTGTAGTACTGCGAGTTACAAAAGTCTTCATATGTTTTTTCTTTCTTAGCACCTGCACTTAATTTATAAAAACGTTGGAATGCATAGTGTCCAAAACGTACACGTTTCTCATCTTTTTGTAAGTGTCTACGTTTCTTTTCACACATATGCGCCAAGAGTGTTTTTTCTCTTGTATAACCTTTATTACAATATTCGCAAACGAATGGTTTATCTTCCGACGGCATGGGTGCGTAAGTATCCTTTCTCTTGCATTTTAAGGTTAATGTATCTCCAGTCACTAATATCATCTAATTCTTTCTCTACATCTTTTACATATTGTAACATCTTTTGTGTAATTGTAAAGCCCGAAGATTCCAAATACTTCAAATGATGTGCAGGTGTCCAATGATGATCTTCATCTTTTAGCATTTGATTCGGACGTACTTTAATAAATCTACGCTTAGGGATATCAAATGTATCCATTATATTAAGTGGCTGTAAGTTACCAGGCTTGTAATCAGGAGCAATAAGTTCATAATCAACAGACTTACTTTCAAAATAATTTTTTATAAGTTTGATATAGTTTTCAGTTTGCCATGTATAACTATCTTCATCAAATGCATATCTTGTAATAGTTTGCTGTACCTGGTCATTTAGATTTGCTAAATTTCCTCCTTGATACCAACCATCACCTTTACGATGGAAATCAAATCTAGACGGATACGTCCATTGCACAATAACCTTATCGCCTTGTTTGTATTGATCAGCTATTTCAACACATCTATGGAATATAGCAAAGTTACCTATACCACTGGATCCCCAATTTTCATATTCATCATATTCTTGGCTTAAGATGTCTGCCCAAGTAGGCCAAACATACCATGTATGCGAACATCCTATTACACTTAGTTTCATATCTTTATTTCTATGTTATATTCTTCTGCTACTTGTTTTAATTCTTTTTTAGAATACATACTTGCTAACATTTCAACTTCATTCTGTTTCATGTTAGGAAAAATTTGTTGAAATAATTTTATACCCGCGACACTACCATCTGTATTTTTCTTTTTGAATCCTATCCAAGGATGATATTCAATTTTACCTGTGTTGCCTGATTGACACAAAAGTTGCCACTGTAGTTTTGGATGCTTGCTGACTTCCATGTAATTTTTATTATAGTACTCATTTGTTTTGAATATTGCAAGCTCTTGTTTTTCTCTATTGCCGCTTACACTGCTTACATATCTATTCAGCAACCAAAAGCTGACTTGCTTGCGTTCATCATCTGAAAGTTCGTCCCATACATTTGCCGCACCCATATCAATTGCGGCTAGTATATCTTTTATTGGCAGTTTTTGCTGTGCCATTTGTCTACATCCTCTGGTGCGTTTATTTCTATACCATTAAAGTATACACTCGAACAGCCCATTTGCCAACCATTTTTTAACCAACGCAGTTGTTCTAATTTTTCAACTTGTTCTTCTTGTTCTACTTCATATGTATGATAAAATTCAAGAGGATTACGTTTGTATCCATAAACACCTAAGTGCCACTCACCATATCCTGTCATGCCTCTTCCAAACCATAGAGCTTGATCACCTGCACGTACCATCTTTACACTATTAGGATCGTTTTGCATCTCTGCTGGCATCTCAGTATACACAGTGCTTAGTGGATAATGTTTAAGCCATTCAAATGCTCTTTCAATCATTTGCTTAGTTACATCTGGCATATCACCTTGCACATTTACAATACGTTTATAGTCTGCTAATACACTAAACTTATTAATTGCACCAGCACATCTTTCAGTGCCGTTGTCATATTCTTCATGATCCAAAATACAGTTAGGACCTATTAGATTATAAATGCGTTGGTCATCTGTAAGTACAAAAGTATCTATGCCTGTTGATTTACAAGTATCGTATACTCGTTTAATCATAGGCACTCCATCTAATTCAATAAGTGGCTTACCTGGAAAACGTGTGCTACCGTATCTAGCCGGTATAAGAATAACGGACGATGTCATCTACTAACTCCTCAAATTTATCTAGTGGAACCATGTTAGGTCCATCACTTGGTGCATTATCGGGATCAGCATGAGTTTCTAAGAAGAAGTTTTTGATTCCGAGCGCCGCTCCGGCTCGTGCCAATCCTGCCACGTAAGCTCGGTTGCCACCAGATGATCCACCCAGACCACCAGGTTTCTGAACGCTGTGTGTAACGTCAAAAACAATATCGGCATCAATATTATTAAGCATATAATCAAGTCCTGTAAAGTCAGTGACCAAAGTGTTGTATCCAAAACTTGTTCCTCTCTCTGTGATCCAAACTTCTGTTGCATCAGTTGTTTTGCTAAGGATGCCTTCAACATCCCATGGCGCTAAGAACTGTCCTTTTTTAATGTTTACAATTTTTCCTGTCTTGCTTGCGGCTTTAATTAAATCTGTTTGTCTACATAAGAACGCAGGAATTTGTAAAACATCAACTGCACCATCATAGTAAGCCGCTATTTTTAAAATTTCATTTTGATTGTGTACATCTGTGAGTGTCTTTACATTGAATTCATCTTTAATAATGATAAAGTCTTCCATTGTAGCAGGTAGCCCAACACCTCTTTTGCCGCCAGCTGACGTCCTATTTGCTTTATCATAACTTGCTTTAAAATAATATTCAATACCGTGTTTGTCACACACCCTTTTACATTCTTTTGCAATCTCTGAACTTTGTGCTAAAGTTTCATGTTGACATGGCCCTGCAATAATTCTCATTTGTTTTCCTTGATTAAGTAATACGTAGTTACTAATTTATTCATTAATTTTCTTAATGTTTCATTTGTTTGTGTTGCTTCGCACAAGTCCATCCATTCGCTATAGTCTAAAAGTTTGCCCTGTGCTCTTGCTACCGCCCCCGGATCCCCGCCTACTATCCAGCGGGGTATCTCGGGTTTGTTAGCGTAACGAGCGTAAACCACTCCATCGGCACGCTCGTAAATTAAAGTTTCGTTGGGTTCTAAAGTTCCCATCTACACCGCAATAAAGTAAATTACACTAATTGCGGCAATAGCAATACTGCCTGCATTAAGTTCTGCATGTTTACCACTTAAACCTTTAATTACTGCATACGCAATAAAACCAATTGCAATACCGTGTGCAATACTAAAAGTCAATGGCATTAATACAGCCGCTAATACTGCTGGAGCATATTCTGTCACATCATCCCAAGCAATGTCAGCGATGTTGCGTAAGAAATATGTAGCAATAAAGATTAATGCTGGTGCAGTTGCGAATGCAGGAATACTTTGTGCAAGCGGAGCAAAGAATAAACATGCACCAAACAAGATAGCTACAACTACTGCTGTGAGTCCTGTTTTACCGCCTTCTTTAATACCTGCACCACTTTCAATATATGATGTAGTATTTGAAGTACCTACCAATGCACCTGCTGTTGTTGCGACTGAGTCTGCTAACAACGCACGATCGATTTGCTCAACTTCTCCTTTTTTGTTAACCTTTCCTGTCAAGTTTGCTACACTTGTAAGTGTACCTGCTGTGTCAAAAAAGTCAACAAACAAGAATGCAAATGCAGTACCAATGAAGCCTGCTGTTGCAATCAAACTAAAGTCCATACTAAACGCATGTTCTGGACTTGGAATAGCACCTGCTAAGCCATTTAGGTCTGAAATACCTGTTACCCAAGCAATCGCAGACACTGCAAGGATACCAAGGATAATTGCACCTGGTACTTTACGCTTGTCTAAGATAGCCATGATAATGAATCCTAAACCTGTAAGTAATACTGGCCAACTAGTTACATCACCTAAACCTACAAGTGTTGCTGGATTGTCTACAACTACACCTGCATTCTTGAGACCAATAATAGCAAGGAATAAGCCAATACCTGCGCCTACACCTAACTTCATTGACTTAGGAATACTGTTGATAATATACTTACGTGCTGGAGTGATACTTAATCCAATAAACACAAGTCCTGCAACAAATACAGCCGCTAATGCTTGTTGATAAGTATAACCCATTCCGAAGATAACACCAAATGTAAAGAACGCATTTAGTCCCATACCTGGTGCTAGTGCTACTGGCCAATTAGCCCAGAAGCCCATGATCAGTGTACCAATAACTGCGGCAATGATCGTTGCTGTAAAAACAGCGCCAAAGCCCATGCCTGATCCTTCTGTTGAAAGGATAGCTGGGTTGACAACAGTAATGTAAGCCATTGTAAGAAATGTAGCAATACCTGCCATTACTTCTGTTTTTACGGATGTACCGGCTTTAGATAAGCCGAAAAGTTTGTCTAACATATTAACTCTCTCCGTTTATGTTGAACGATGTTTCTCAATTGCAACATCGTATTTTCCCTTCTTGTTGACATTTTCATGTACAATGTCACCAGTGAAGTGCTCATTGACTTTTTCTTTCCACCATTCAGGTTTCTGTAAAATTAAATGAGCATTTCTGCCGTCGGGCAGAATCTTTTTTGCTGGCACAGTATCTATACGTAGCCAGATATATTTCTCTGCAAGTTGATTTAAGTGTGTCATAACTTGATCTAAATAAGCTGGTTCAACATGTTCTAATACATCGTTACAACATACCATCTCATATGTTCTTGTTAAATCAGGAGTCATAAACTTTCTTACGCCTGGGTCATAACCAACAACTTCAGGCACCTTATAATCTTCTTGAAACATTTTTACCATGGCTCCTTTGCCACAGCCAAAATCTAGTATGCTATCAGGAGCCCATTCAAACATAAAACTATCTAATGCTCCTGCTTCTTTTAGAGTACCTCCCCATCCGTGTTTTGTGACTGAATGGAAATGATACAAAGTTCTTTTGTAATCTGCAGAGCAGTGTACAGGAACTTTTACTTTTTTTGCCATACTAATTACTTTCCACAAGCAAATTCTTGTTGTAGTTTAATATTGTCCATGAACTCTTTTTTAGTTCCTGGGTCTTCTCCAAATGCTCCACGCAGTACAGTTGTTTGTGTTAAACTACTGTGAGCACCAATACCTCTGTTTTCACAACAACCATGTGTTGCTTGTAAGTAAACACCTACGTTAGAACTGCCAGTTGCTTTTTGGATTTCGTTTGCGATAACATTATTTAATTCTTCTTGTAATGTACCACGTCTAGCACACCATTGTGCAATGCGTGTATATTTAGACAAACCAATTAATCTTTCAGCGGCAATAATACCAATATATGCTACACCATTAACTGGTTGATGATGATGAGAACACATACTTTTTATTTCACTACGCACAACTAACATTCCTTTGTATCCATCATCTACATGATTAGGAAATGCAGTTGCATTTGGCATAGGATCATATCTGCCACTCATTATTTCGTTGAAATACATTTTTGCCAAGCGTCTGCCTGTATCCATACTGTTTGGATCTGTTTTTCTATCAATAACTAATGAATCTAAAACTTCTTCAAATTTCTTTGTTGCTTCTTCAATTAGTTCTTCTTTGTCGCCTTTTTGCAAGACTTCACTAATGTTATCTCCAGCCCAATACCTAATACCAGCATCTTCTAGCCTTGTGATTATTTGTTTACTTTTTGTCATATACTTTCTCCGAGTTATAGACGTGGATGTCTATTCTTTATATTACAATATATTTAGGTTATTGTCAACCTGTTTTTGTTCCAACTGTGCGTCTAACAATGTCATCATGGTTAAATTCTGCCCAATATAGTTCAAACGCTACACCATCTTCAATACCTTCGAACTGATGGATCTTGCCTGGCTTAACTTGCATGAAGTCACCTGCTTCAAGAATAGTTTCATCAACTAATCCATCTTGATCTCCATCTTGCCAAACACGAACAAGCATTTTTCCTGACTCAACAAAGAAGCCATTCCATTTGTAACGGTGCTCGTGTTCTGAACACTTATAGCCTCCTTTGAATTCAATACGATGAAACTCTAGCACACCGTTAGCGTGGATAAGTTCAGTTTGTCCCCAAATCTTTCCTGCTTTCATTCCCATTTTCCTTTCTCCTTATAATAGGGCACCGTAGTCAATCAATTCGTTTTGTCTACTGATGTCTTTTACAAAATATGCACACAATGGATCATCTCCTTCTTGCACAGGTACACTTAGTAACTGTCCGTTTTTCATTTTAGGAAAATACCATTTGACATCATTGTAAAAATTTGTTATTTTAATTTCTCCGAACTTAACAGTGTAACTTGTTAATGGATTGAATAAGAATGCTTCAAAACCTCTATCGTTTAAACTAGTTAGCGGAAGTACTTCTAAATCGTTTCCACTGTGGCTGTCTCCAACTGCAATGCACCAATCAATAGGCATTGTTATTTCTTTACCATTTATTTCTAACACCATTGCTGGTGCACTAAATGATTCTAAAAATATTAAAGGCATAAAAAAGAAATCAGGATTTTTTGAATCTGAATTATCTAATACTGCAAATCTAACATCTTCTTCAATTTGTTCGGGTAAATTATTTAGACTAAAACATTTATTTTCTAATGTTAATATTCTCATTGCCAATCTACCTTTTCTATTGTAAAGGGATATTGAGCTTCCTTATAAAACTTTTTACGTTGGGTAAGGTGCCGCTTCGCAAACTTACATGTGCTTGTAAGATCCCATATTTGTACGAAGTCTTTGTCCTTTGCCTTTCTAACGCCTCTACCTATACTTTGTATAACCCTTACAAAAGACTTGCCAGGCTCAATAAGGACGAGATTAAAAATGCGAGGAATATTAATTCCCACCGCCGCAACACCATAGGTTGCGATAACCACATGGTTAGTTCCTTCGTTAATTTCATCGTATGCTTCCTTTCTGTCTTTCAATTTTACATCGCCTTTTACGAATGTCGATCCAGGAATAAGTTCTTGTAACATTTCTCCTGCACTTATTCTGTCTACAAGTATTAATGTGTTGCCTGATGATTTTACATTGTTTAATAATTTGCCTAAGTATTCAACTCTATCTTTATTTGTAACTAGATATTTTAATTCTGATTGATAATCCCTGTGTACTTGCGTGTCAACAAGTTGTACTATGTTAACATGACATTGTGATAGCACACCTTTATCTTGTAATTCTTTTGCACTGATTTGTCCAATGACAGGCCCTAAACTTGCATGTATACTTTCAAATTCAAAACGTTCTTTTGGTATTGTTCCAGTCAGTCCCCAACGTATTGGTGCATTGCGCAAATTACGTGTCAGTAAATTTTTTAGTACTTCTGCTTTTGCTTGATGCACTTCGTCAATAATAATACAACTTACGCCATCTAAAAATTCAGCAAGGCTTAGTACTGCTTCACCATCTTTAAATTTTTTATCTAGTATGTTTAAAGATTGCCATGTGCAAATAGTATGTGTCTTTCCTAATTCTTTTCTGTCTCCAAAATATACACCTACATCTAAACCACAATTAATATAGTCTTCTTCAGTTTGTGTAACAAGCGATTTATTTGGAACAATTACTATACTTCTTCCGTGCTGTTCTGCTATATGACTTAGTGTTGCAGTTGTAATTGTTTTACCTGCACCTGTTGCAATCTCTTGCAAGCTCTGTGGGTTTTGTAGAAAGTTGTTAATAGCCTCCACTTGATAGTCACGCAGAATGATTTCTTCACCTTCAGCAGGATGTCCTTTAGGCCAATGTACACCCTGGTCTGCCCAATAGCGTTCGTCAATAGGTTGGAAATCTATTTTTATTGGATGTCTTTTATCTTCGATGTCAACAATTTCAACACCTTGTTTGTGCAGTATGTCAGTAATTGTATCAAGATGATTGACATAACCACTACCACCGATACCAAAAAAAGCAACTTTACCATCCCAGCGTCCAAGTTTATATTGTGGCATGTATCGTGCATAAGGCACTTCAAACTTAAGAGCGTTCGAGAGCTTTCTACGTACATCGACTTCTAGTCCTTCTAGTTTGATATTTACTTCGTCTTCAATTACTAATTTACATGTTGCCATTATAGCTCTTCTGCCATTCTTTTATTCCTTTCAAGACCATATTTGCTGTGTGGACTTTGTACTTCATCATAATGTATTGCTAGATCAACGTCTAAATGTTGTCTAGCAAATACATAACCTCCAAAGTATAACGTACACTTGAACTCTAATCCTGATTCAAGCAATGGCTTGGGAATTTTCTTATTTTCATTAATATACACTATTTTTGGATTATTTGCAAGAGAATTATTTAAATTATTTTCTTTAATGTATTGATTAAACGTAAAATTTACTTTGTTGTCTAATCTAAACAATACAGTTTGTTGTTCAGTAGGAATAATATTTCGTGTAGTTTTATATACACTGTCAATGATGTCTAGTGCATTTTTTTCAGTTACAACAACTGCTAAAGGAAATCTTTCTAGTTCACTAAGTGCATATGCAATATCATTTAGGCTATACTTTTTGTTGCTAATAAACACATTAGGATATTTTCTTTGTGCAATTTTACCTGCAAGCACTGATACTTTGTTAAGTTGTGGTCTAAGTTCTTGACCAAAATGATATAGTCCAAACATAATTGCTCTATCTCTATACAAAACAATGTTGTCTCGTGACAAAGGACCAATGTCATTTTCTAAGTACTTCAATGCATTTTCTGGCAAGTTTTTAACTTTGCCTTCGTAAATACCAGGCAAGTAATTTTCTGGAGTAATGCTCATTTCTTTGATTACTTTATGTGCGTCTAAAAGATCTTGCTCTATTTCAAACTCTTTGTTTTTGAAAAGATTTACAACTTCTAGTACACTGTTTTCTGTAAGTTTAAAATACCATTCATGGCTACCTCTTTCATGATAATGTTCTTTTTGGAATTTAGGTAATAAAGTATCTTGTAAATCCATTATTGTTTTTTTACTAAATGGAAATCTAATTTTTATCCACGGGCATTCACTTTTTGTATTTTTAATTTGTTTGAGTAACCCTACAGGAAGATCTTCTAGTGTAGATACGACAGTTACAGTTTTTGATCTATCTATTTCACGCAATGGCATGCGTAAATTTTCTAAAGACTTATTCCAATCTTCCTCACTGATAAATTCTATTTTTGATCTGTAGTAGCCCAACTTATCTAACATTACATTCAATTGTCTATCTGTAAGTGCTTTACCACGTATGATTTGTCTGCCAATACTATATACAATAGTTTTGTCAACATCTTCTAATTCTACCTTCGGAGCCTCTACCATACCTGATAAGACTTCGATAAGATCTTCTACATTTTCAACTTTCATGTGTATAGTATAACTTATTTTAACTTAGAAGTCAAGAGTTTAAGAGGTAAACCTTGAGAAATTTCTTCCACCGTCCATTCGGTGTAAGCATAGTCGTTTAGCCATTGACGCCTATCGCAGTACAATGGATTATCTATTTGACTAAAGTCTTGTAGTGCAACATCATATGCTAAACTACTAGGGCCAGTAAATGCAGGTATGCCTTCTATTACACTGTGTATAGCTGGGTTACTACTCCAGTTTACAGTGGCATATATGTTTTTAAAATTCATATCAAAGTCGTCATATGTGCCATTAACATACTGCGGATCTTGTCGTTTTACATTATTAAATTCAGTCTCTATGTGTGGCAATCTACAACGTGGATGAGGTCTAAATATAATCGGACGGTCAGTATGTTTTTGTATAGTGTCAATGGTTTCCATTACCCACGTACTCATCCGTGGCATGTTCTTCCATTGTAGACTTTGTTCGTGTTGCCCGCATATTAAAATATATTCACCGTCATGGCGCCAAGATTTTAATTCTAATTCTAGTTTATCTGCACGTTCGCTTGTGTTGTTTATAGGACCAAAATATGCATCGCGATTTATTCCATTAATTGCGACTTTCCAAGTCTTGCCCCTTTTGATGCCGCCGACTTCGAGTACAATGGTTGGTTTGGATTGCTGAACGTTGCGTTCCCAGATAGCACGGTTTCCAGCCATACGACCGTTGAAAAGTACGCTCCAAATAACATCAATACCACTGTCACCATCAATGCTAACACTATGCCCAAGAGCATTAGCGCCAGCGTGAAAGGCATCAAACACAGGGCCGCTATTGAGAGCGCCAAATCTTTTATGTAAGTTAAACTGCATTCTGCCAATATTCTTCTTTCCTTAAATTGCCCATAAGGTCTTTCTTTTTACTTTTACCAGTATTTTTTCTATCACCTTTCATGTGATCTAAATATTTTCCTAGTTCACTGTTTATTAAAGGATGGCCTCCGCCGCCTGTCTTTGCAGTGTTTACATAAATGTTTGAACTATAATCTAAAACATTGTTGTCAATATTTTTCATTTGATTAAGAATATGACCGAATACATAACTGTCATGCCATTCTTCTAATTCAAAAATTCCATTTTCAGCATCTTCATAAAATCTTTCAAACTCTTTGATAAACTGCACACACATAGGATGTCTTCGATTTAATCCATACCAACCGCACTCTGGCCATGTTTGTGATCCTTTGCCTCTTCCTACATATGTTATCCATTTATCATCTGGTAAAAAATTATCCCATGCTTCGTATGGAAAGTTACTATGTACGAATGTATCTGCATCTACCCATACTACCCAATCAGTGTCTGCATTTTGAAATGCATCAAATACTGCATAAACTTTATTACTGAATCTTATTGCATGCCATTTAAACTCTTTATGCCAATCTCTAGGTCGCCTTGCTTTAATATCATCTGGTGGAATACCGTTTGCTTTTGGCACATTGCCCCATCTTGTCTTAAATGCATTTAGTTTTGGCAAGGCTTCAAATTGGTCAAATATTTTTATTTGCACAGGATCTGGATTTCTAGGGTTACAACTTTCTGCATACACAACAAGTTTAATTTTTTTGCTAACATTGTCAGCGAAACTATCTATAAATCTTTGTCCGTATTTTTCCATTCCTTCAGGATGAAAGGTTGTGATAGCCGTAATTGTTTTCATTTAATTTTCCTTAATCGCATATTTACGCAAATGTCGCCATGCTTCGCCTGTATTTAATTCGTCTAATGTCCAATGACATTGTGCCATTTTATGTAACCAAGTTTCTCTATCAAATTCTCTTGGCTTTTCTATATCAGCAAGATCATGATGTACAACATCACTTGCTTGACTACGTATTGCGTCTGTTTGGAATGTTGGTATGCCTTCTATTACACCTGCAATAGCTGGACTACTATTATGATTAACAATAGCATATGCACCTGCAAAATCATCACGCATTGTAGTTTGCCTACTTAATCTTAAATTTTTTATTCTATATTTTGCAAGCACTCTAACATGATTTCGTACATGCTTGTCACCTGGATGGAACCTTATAACAATTTCTCTATCAGTATGTTCTCTAACTCTTGTCACTGTATTAAGTATCCATTGCACTACAGGTTGTTGATCCATACTCCAACCGCCGTCTCTTTGGCAACAAAACAACAAGTAACTACCTTTATTTAAGTTCCAGTCTTTAACATTAATGTTTAGATCTTGTTTTAATTTTTGCCATCTGTGCGGATTTGGGTTGTCATAACAGTACTCTCCTGTCGTAGGAAAGATACCATCATAACTATATCTTAGATATCCTTTTGTATTACCAGGATCAAATGCTAAAAATAAATTTGCATCAACAATAATGCTACGTTTGCCTCTTGCAATTTGATTATCCATTACTTGTCTACGTAAGCGTAAGTGCGGAACATTTTTACTTCCGGGATGTACAAAGCCTTGTATGACTGCAACATCTGTGTTAATTGCTTGCCATCCTGTAACAACAGCACCTTTGTCGCCACAAGCGTTTACACCATTAATAAAGTTCTTAATAATTTTAGGCTTCTCTGGATTTTCATTTCCCGGAGGTATACCTTTTAGATATGATGCTACACTAATTTGACTCATGCTATACCATACTCCTGAATAAGTTTGTATGCCAACCCACTCTTTAGTTCACTTGTTTGATACTGACAATAACCTAACCAATGTAACCATTGTTGAACTTTGTCTGCGTCTGCATAGTAAGGTGTTTCAATCTTACTTAAATCTTTTAAACATAACTCATCTGCGGCGCCTGGTGCGCCTGTAAATGCAGGAACACCGTAGTGTACTGCTTCTGTTGCCGCAATACTATTATAAGTTACAAGAGCAAAGATATGATCCTCATCTAACTGATTATACAAACTACCATTACCAACACGTTCTCTACGTAATCCTTTATCACGCACTATGATAGGTCTATCAGTATGTTTTTTAATTTCGTCTATTGTTTCTTTTACCCAAGCATCACGTGTTATACCATAATACTTACACGGTTTTTCACTAGGTGTTACAACGAGTATAGCCTTACCATTCTTTTTCCAACCAGGCCACATCATATTGTACTTCCAATTCATTAGCCTAATGTTTTTCCATCTATCTTCAGGTAAGTCCCAAACAACTTTACTGTGTTGCATTCCGTTGCGAACTACACGATGCCATATCTTACGTTTTTCTCTATTACCTAAATATCCTGTATCAATATAATAAAATTCTCTGCCTTGGTTCTCGCATGTCTTAACTATTTTCCTGCCAGTCATTCCCCTAAATGCAACTGGTTGATCTACTGGATAATTACGTAAGTCTTTGAAGCCATTCACATATTTTGCATCAACGCCTTCAACCCAATTTGTTAAAATTAGATCTGCTTCATCAATTGCAAGATGTTTAACGCCGTCATCTAGTTTTGTTTGTTTCATAACTTTCCTATTTCATCATATCGGCAAGTTCGTGCTTCCAAAGCTCATGGAATTCACAATGCCTATAATTTTCAAACCACGGACCACCTTCTGTGTAGTGAATTAGTTTTGGATCAGCAATGTCATTATACACACCAACTAAGTAATTCCATGTATGATCTAACTTTCCAATTTCTTTATCTTCAAGCCAACTAAATCTATGTAGGTATGCTCCTGTAATTTCTGGATCATTAACTAATTTTTGAGTAATAAAACTGTTGCTAGGATGTTCACAGTTCCATAATACCATACTTGACCAATTCTTACGTGGATAGATAGTTTGTTTTTGTCCGTCCATTTTTGTGCTTTCTTCAACCTTATAATCATGATGCACACACATAACAGCATATCTATCATCTGCTTGATCAAACAATTCTTGTATGTCTGTTGTCAGAATCATATCACTATCCATAAACACTGCCCAGCCTTTAAAGTTAGTAAGCTCTGGAATAAGAAAACGTGTAAATGTAAATTCTGTACTTGCAAGTTTATCTATAGGCCTTGTATACCAACCTGCATCTCTTAATTCTTGCTGTTTAAGTGGACGTATATCTACGTTTTCACTTTTAGTTTCAATACTATGTTTACAAACTTGATACGCAATATCTTCTCTAGTATCATATCCAATAAAAACTTTATTCATTAATCCCTTCTTTCTATATCTTCTTCGTAACACTCGCCCCATTGAATTTCTAGTATATGACTATTTACTTCTCCAGGATTAGATGCTTTATGCCAAACTTCTTTCTCAATTTCATATGGCATACCGTGCGGTTGTAAAGTAACTTCGTTACTTAGACTATTCCATTCTGTTTTCATATTTACTAGACCCTCTAATATAATCCATTGTTCAGAACGTTTAAAATGTTTTTGATCGCTTAAACTTTTGCCTGGATAAATTACAAGTTCTTTAACCTTATATCCTTGTGCAGGTTTATCATCTAAAACTCTCCAATACCCCCATTCACGCTCTGTCTTCTGCGTTTTCCATTCATCTAGTATCCAACTACTTGAATTCATTTTATTTTCACCACCAACTCCAAACTTAAAGTCTACCCAAGAAGTGTCCCCATAAGTTTTAAATTCTGGTGTTGTTGTATTTGTTCTATCGCCACCGTTTGCGAATATAACTTTTGTTCCTGAACCATGTGTAGCAAGCGTTTTATATATAGCACCACATGCACTATCGTCTCTGTCATCAAAACTAATTACTTTATCCACAACTTCAAGAGCTTCTATAATACTTGCCCTATCCTTAAATTGCATAAAAGGTCTACCTTTTTTACGAGTAAGCCATTCGTCAGAGTTTAGTCCAACATGTAATTCTGCTCCTAAACTTTTTGCGGCTTTAAAGTATTCAATGTGACCTGAATGAAGAGGATCAAATCCTCCTGTAACTAGTACGATTCTTTTCATACTGATATTTATATACGTAGTTTACACATAAATAATTTTATGGTTGAGATCAAACAATTATGGACAGGAAGTAAACATACAGTTATAAGTTTTTCTGGTATTGGAACTACTATCGAAGGTGCCAATCAAGAATTTTATAATTTAAAAAACAACGGTTACAATGTAATATGGGTCATTGATAAAGATAATAGTTACTTCACATCTATCAATCCGCAAGACATAATAAGCCAAATTAAAACGGAAAATGTCTACACAATAGGTCAAAGTATGGGCGGCTTTAATGCAATAACATTTGCAAGTTTATATAATATTAAAAAAGTTTTGGCATTTACTCCCCAATATAGTATGGATCCTGAGATTGTTCCTTGGGAAACTAGATGGCGGAAACAAATCAAAAGAATAAATTTCAAATATAAAAAATTAAACTTTGTAAATTGGACTGACTATACTATTATTACAGGTCATAAAGGTGCAGATAAAAAACATATAGATATGATCCCTAAGCAAAAAAATATTAATATCCAACAGGTTTACGGGCATCATACAGTTGCACAAAACTTTAAAAAAGCTGGTACAATGTATAAACTAATTAATGATTATTTCCTGAATGATGTAAAAATAACAAAAGATTATTTGGCAGGCTTATAACATTCTACATATAAATGTTTATTAGTAACCTTCTTCAAACTCTTAATATCGCGAAAGTTGTAGTCTTTAAGTAGTTGTTCAAGCAACTGAAAATCGTACCCACTTTTGTGAACGTCCCAAAGATCAAATTCGCCTTCTCTTTGCCAACCCCAAAAGCCTGCCTTTGCATGATCCATATTAGATCTTTGTAGCCATTGGTTAATATGAAATGCCATATTAGGCAACATCATTGACATTTTGCCGCCTGGCTTTAATATATTATACCATGCTTGTAATACTTTTTCGCCTTGAATGAAAGTAAGATGTTCAAAAAAATGTCTAGAAAATATTTCGTCTACAGTGTTTAGTTCAACATGTCTTTCAATTTCCCATGCTGGACATACAAAATCTACACCTGGTACATTCCTTATGTCGCATGTTTTGAATCCTGCCATTGTAGGATTCTCTCCCGAACCAAACTCTATATTCATTCATATTTCTTTCTTAAATGTTCCCATGGCAAGCCAGCAATACATTCGTCTTCTCGCCATTGACAGTATCCTAAATTATTTAACCATTGTTGCCTTTCAAACATTACTGGTTGTTCAATCAATTTTAAACTTTTATTTGAAACATCATATGCCATACAACTTGGACACATGCTAAAAGTAGGAATGCCTTCCATTGCACTTTCTGTTAAGGCATTACTGTTAAATCCAACAACACACCAAGCATCATCAAAGTCTCTTTGTAAACCTGCTCCGCCTTCTAGTAATCCTGCACCATCTGTATTTTTGCTTATCTCTACATCAAAGTCTTTTAGAACTTCCATTTGTCTGTCTTGCCTTAACGGATGCATACGCACACGTATTGGTCTATCTGTATAAGTTTGTATCTCTTTAAGCGTATGACTAACAAACCCTTTATAAGTTCCGTGCTTTTTAAGTAAATTTACAAGACTACTATCGCCAGGACGTTGTAAAATAACAAGAACATAGTCGCCATTAGATTGCCAATCTTTTACAGTTAAATTTTGATCTTGTTTAATTTGTTCCCATCTATCGCTTGGACTATTTTCATTACAGTAATCACCTTCATCTCTAAAATAACTTGTCCAACTGTATCTATGATATGCCATTGGATTTGGTGGTGCTGGCATATTTTTTCTAAACACTGCGCTTTCTGTAACAATATAAGGCTTGCCAGAATCCTTTACATATTTGTATATGTGTCCAATTTTCTTTTCTTTTTTTGATCCTGATTGGTTACTTTGCACAAGCACGTCTGCTGTTTCTATAGAATCTACATCTGCAAATGGAACCGTTATCCAATCTTTAGGTAGCGGATGATAACTCCACATTAATTCTTCAATAGCGACTATTTTCAAAGAACAATCCTCTGTTTCTTACAAATGCTTTTTTACTTCTATGTGCATTCATAGTGCTTGCTTGTCTAATAAACTTTGTGTACGTTTGATTATGAAAGAATCCATATTCTTTAAATTTGTCTATCCAGTATTGCTCTTCTTGTAAGTTTACATGATGATGCCCTTTCCAACCTGGAGGTGCATATGTCATAATAACATACTTACATTGTTGAAACGCTGGCATATAATTTGGTTGATATTGTTCGTATACATGTTCAACAAATTCTACACTCCAACCTAAATCAAATTTCTCTTTGATAGGAGCAGGACCTTTTGTAAAATCGTGTAATAAAAAATTGCTTGAATTTTTTCTTTCTAGTGTATAGTCACCGTCAACACCTAAAACTTTTAATCCTTTTTGTTCAGCAAGCTCAACCATACCTCCTGGGCCACATCCAATATCGAGATATGTTTCAATACCTAATGTATCAAGACACCAATTAATGACACCTTCATCTAGGTGTGTTTTATTTCCGTGTCCGCCTAAATGTTCTTCAAGCATGTTTAGGATCCTTACCTCTAGCTTCTTGCAATAAAAATCTTTTCATAAATTTGTGTTGCAAACGTTCTTTATTCTTACCTTTTGTATGTACCATAAATTCATTTATGCCGCTGTTGTTAAAAGGACTTTTGTTATCTTTAGGTGTTGGATTTAAATTATGAAACATGCTTTGATCTTCATATCCTAGTCTAAGTTGAAAGAAAATCCAACTGTCATGTGTTTCACGCAGATGTTCTAATCCATTTTTGTATTCATTTTCATATTTTTCTAAAAAGATTTTTGCGAAAGGTAGTTTTAAATTAAAGCTCATAAGTCCACACTCGTCATAAGTGTCTGGTCTACCTAAATATGATATTGCTTTTGTCTGCGGAAATAAACTAGATAATCTTGCATCGGTTACAGGTTGATGCATTAGTACATCTGCATCTAACCAAACTACTGTATTTGATACTTGCTGTTTTGCTTCAGCAAAAATTGCAAATGTTTTGTGAGCAAACTTAATTGCATTCCATTTGAATGCTTTTGAACTACCTTCTAGTTTGCGTCCTATTTGTCCATTGTAGTGTGGATTGTCTTTGTATTTTTCTTTGAATTCTAACAACTGAGGACAACTTTTATACAAGTCTTTTGTTGTTACTCTATTACTAAATGCATCTAAGTTAATATTATCTTCTGTGTAAATTATAATTTCGCAACTGTCAGAAAGATATTTGTCCCAACTTAGTAAGTTAGTTTTTGATGTAGATTTCCAATATTCTTGATTTAAACTTGTAACAAATGTGTACATTATAACGTAGCGTCCTCCATACCAGCAACTCTCAGCTTGACAATATTAGTTATCTGCCATTGCTTCTGGTCTAGAGCTTTTAAGACTCCTAACCATTTGTTACGTAGTAAGGCGAACTCGTTAATAATCTTTTCATAGTCAACAACATCTGCTTCGCCGTCGACATATTTTTCAACGTCACGACTTGATAATGCTCGTTGATAATTTTCTAAATATTTTTTGAAATACGAGCTACGCAATCTACGTAGCTCGATATTCATATAGTTTAGTATAGCTTCAATTTCTTGAAGTTGGTTAAATCGGTGTTCAACAATACCCGGCATAGCCGCAGATGCTCTTTCAACATTGCCACTAAGTTTACATTCTACTTTTGCATCTTCAAGTTCACTTTCAAAGAACTGAATTGCAGTAGGTATCTTACCAATGTCTCTTGATATCTCGCTATACCAACCCATTATTCATCCCAATCAAAACCGTCTTCGTTGTCATACACTTCTTCTGCATCTTCATCCAAATAATAGTGTATTGCATTATCGAGTATGTTATCTGCACCTAGGGCTTCTCTAAAAGTGTTATCTTCTGTACCCATATCTGCAAGCAAATCAACATAGCGTTCTGCGGCTGTGTCAATATGCTTCTTATCTAAATACTCTTTAAAGCACATCCAAAACTCTTGAATCTGTTCTTCAGTCATTAATTACAGGCTCCTCAACGTGATTTTCGATTTCGACTGTGTCGTCGTCTTCGGTATTTACCACGGAAGCCTCTTTTTGTAGGTAATCTGACATAACTTTGTCAAGAAGTTCACCTGACCAATTTTTACGATATTCAAGTAATTCTTCGCCTGCTGTTGTAACATATTTTAAACGATTGCCTTGCTTTTCGATAACACCTTTTTTCTCAAAAAGTTCAAGTAGTCCACTGTAAGGATTCATACCTGTTTCGTATGGAATCTTTACCTGTACACCTTCGAAAGGCTTAGCGTAACGTGTTTTCATTACCTTACAACCTGCACGAATACCACGTACTTCGCTGATCTTGTTGCCATCTTCATCTTCTTTTAGTTTTAGTTTTTTCATTGCTACAACAATTGAAGATGCATAGATAAAGCCTTGACCACCTGAAATCTTATCATCTGGATCAAACATGTCTTGCGATGCATATGTGTGGTTAGTACATACAAGTCCTACATTATGTGAACCAATCATGTTAACTGTGTTACGAACAAGTGCAGTCAATGCCTTAGGCTTACGACCCATATCACCTTTCATATCACCTTTGTTAAACTGATCAACATCTGTAGGTGTTAGTAACATACCTAAACTATCAATAACAAACAACACTTTAGGGCGTTCTTCTTCTGCCATTGCTTTATAGTCTGTCATAAACACACTAATAGTTTTAGCAACGTCATCAATCATTGACATGTTTAATTTAAGTAGTTTATCTTCACTTGTATCTACATCTAGTGCATGTAGCCAAGTTTCATCAAGTGCGTTCTCTGAGTCAATAAGAACTACAAAGATACCTTGTTCTTGTGCGGCTTTTACGATATTGCCTGCACAAATGTAACTTTTACCTGCACCACTTTCGCCTGCAAATACAGTTACCTTACCTAGTGGAACACCTTTGTGAAAGTCTCCTGATACTAGATAGTTGAGTGCATAATTACCTGTACCAATCCAATCAGTAGGATCGTTAAATCCTGCACTCATGCCTGAAATAGATTTAGTTAGTTGTGTCCTAAACTTAGTAGGATCAAACGACTTTGTTGCCATAATTACTCCTATATTAAAAAGCCTTAGTAGGGGATTGCTCCCCTACTGTGTTAATTTTACTGTGACTGTCTTGCACGAATCATTGCTAAAATGTCTTGTGCATTACCACCTTCTGCAGGTGCCGCTTCAGCCGCTGGTGCTGGAGTTGCTTCTGCTACTGGAGCCGCCGGAGCCGCTTCAGGTGCTGGTGTTGCCTCAGGTGCTGGTGTTGCCGCTGGAGCAGGAGTTGTCGGAGCCGCTTGCGCTACCGGATCACCTGTTCTTGCCGCCATACCCGCTGGACGGAAGTATTGTCCCCAACGGTCCATGTCATATGCTTCACCATCTACTGATGCTTCAAACATTTCTTGCATGACCTTAAGTTCTACTTCACCTGGCTTTTTAGGCAGGAAGTCATTAAGATTAAACAAGCCGTGTGTATTAACTGCTTGCATCTCTGCATCACTAAGTGGACGTTCTCTACGTGCCCAAGTACTAGTGCTATAGTCTGCATAGCCACCTTTACTTGCTTTGTTAAGACGGAAGTCTACACCAGCAGTATAATCTGTTGGCAGTTCTTCCATATCTGGATCCATAAGCGCCTGCTTGATGATTTGAAAAATTTGTGGGCCAATAATAAACCTACGGATTGGATTTTCCGGAGTTCTATCTTCTTGTAACGGATTATCTGTTACAAACCCTTGGAAGATATACGAACGTTTCTTCCAATATTTACGACCCATGTCTTCTAAACTTGGATCTTTAAACCAGCCACGTACTTCATTAAGAATGTTACATGTCTCGCCGTACATTTCCATACATGGAATTTGTACTTGTACTGGACGACTGTCTGTTTCGCCTTTTACACCAGCGAATGGAAGTTTGATCAACAAACGCTCTTTCCAGAAGAAAGTGTTGTCTGCATCTCCATCAGGAAGGAATCGCATTGTACTGCTTTCGCCTTCTTTCATATTCCAAAATGGGTAAATTGCGTTATCGCCGCCGCCGCTGTTAGAGTTACCACTTGTGCGGTTCTCTTGTTCTTTGAGCTTTGCTCGGATCTCAGCTAATGATGCCATAGTATGCCTCCTTTTATATTGCCTATGTGCTTTGTGCCTTTTTGTATATAGCACATTATGTACTATACACAACTATATAGCAGAAGTCAAGTGAAATCTGCTAAATTCTTGATTTTTTTACTAAATTCCTGCTAGAGCCTTAAGAGTTTCAACTGCCGCCATAGCCTTTTTGTCCTTTTCTAGCTCGGCTTGCCGTTTCATAAGCTCTTTTTTCAGCTCTGGGTCTTTAGTTGTGTTGGGGTCCTTCTTAATATCTTGAAGTGCCTTCAACTTCGCTTTCAGATCCTTATCATCTTTGGTATCTGTAGCATATTCAATTTGCATATCGCCCTCACCTCTTACAGGTTTATCATATGATGGATCATCTGCTTTTGACAGGTCATCAACATCTTCTTCATCTAAATTGTACTTTTTCATTATAGCATTGATTGTAGAAAACATTTTAGCTGTAATAGGACTCGTGCCTGTTTTGTTTGAAATAAAGTCTTCATGATCATCTCCATCCCAACTTGTATCAAGCTCGTCTGTTGGATAACCTTTCATTTTGTTAAATGCTTCAACTTCATTTTCCTCAAAGGCATCTGCCGTAATACCTGAGTCCAATTTAGCACGTATCCATCCTTGTGCTAGATCATCGCCATTTGTTCCTTTGTATTGGTTAAATTTTTCGAACCAATCTTGTACTTCTATTTGGCCTTGTTTCATTGCGCCTTCTTGAACCGCATCCATAGGAATCATTACTTCTTCATATTTTTGCATAATACGTTCAATAAAGTCTTTTGCAGATTCGATCTTATCTTCACCGTAGTCTTTTTCGACTGCTGTCAGCACTGCTGTTTCGCCTTTTGGAAACTTGCCAGTTTCTCTATCAAACATTGTTAGAATAAATTCAGTCATTGGTAGTTTTGGCTTTTCAGCTTTTGGGTTACCGTCCATTTTAGATAGCGCACCGTCTGGACCAATTTTTACATCCATTGGTCCGTCCATGTCGTCATGCTTTTCTGCAAACTGTCCCATCATTTTTTCAAATGCATATTCTATATCATCTGTTGTAGGAATATCTACAGATTCACTCTCTGATCTTTCAGCTACAGTATCTTTATCGCCTTCACCTAATAAATCTTCCGGACCTAGTTCTACTGCTTTTGTTGCTTCACTTACTAACTTATAGATATAAGGAAATACATCTTTTAGTTCTTCGTTAAACTGACGAATTGTAAGTTGGTCAATCCAATCACCTGCAACATCTTCTGGTACTTCTTGTAGATCAGTTTTTACAAAGTTTCTAAATGCTTCTGTGTAATAACCTTTACGCTGTAGTCTCATTACACTGTCTTTTACTAGATCAATACGTTCATTTACAATATCCATATAACCTAACAAGCCCTCGGCCATGACTCCGCTTCTTGCCATATATGTTTTAAATTTACGTAGTTTGTTTAATTCTTCTGAAAGACCTAATACGTGCTTACCAAAATCATCGTATTGGTTTCCGCCTTCTGCAACATGACGTGCCATTGCTCTTGCACCATTTAGATGTTTGTAAGGATACTTAAATCTTTCACCATCTTTATTTTCAATATAAATGGCGCCAATTTTTTGTGTTCTGTTTTCACTGACGCTTTCTGTATGTTTTATTACAATACGAGCTGAGTCAATGTCTTGATAACTTAGCCTTGATGTACCGTATAATTTAGATTCTGTCATGGTATTGTCTCCGGTATTTTTTGCTAAAAATTTATAATCTCTTCTATTTAAGTTTGACTTTTGAATATCTCTGACGTCAAAGTTTAGCAGTCTTTTTCTAGCAAATGTACGTAGCTCTTTCAAAAAATCATACCAGTGTTTCTTTGTTGCTGGTTGATCGTTATCAAACAAAGCGTCACTATACATTACGCTAATTTTATCATCGTCTAAACTTACACTAACTTTTGAGTCTTTATTGTACTCAAATTCATAAAAACGTGATTCGCTAGGTACGTTTGTAACTTGACCCTGCTCATTGCCAATGGTCATACGCTTAAACCTACCACGTAGTTTAGAAAATAATTCTTCGCCTATTTTATCCAAGTCTTTCATATTAGTATTTATCAATAGTTGCTACTTATGAAGATAGGCATCGGCGGCTCATAATCTTCATCAGTTTCTGCCTGATTGAAGGTATTATACACCCTAGGATCCCAATCTTTGAGTACGCTCATCATTCTAATTGCTAACAGTGTTGCACTAATAAGATCGTCTGTAGTTCCTACTTTTGCATTATAACTGCTTCCTGTAGCAACAAAGTTTTTAAGTTCTGATATAAGTGCATTTGAATTTACTATCATTTTATCACTTTCGATCATACTTTTTAACCTGCTACATGCTGTAACTTTTGTGCTGTGTGTTGTATTAAATCCTTTGCGGAACTTGCGTACATGTCCTTTACGAATTGGTTCACTTACAAACAAGCCCGGTATATTTTCTTCACCAAAGTCGTTGATAACAATAAGTGCCGCTTCACCTAGTCCGTTGTTCTCAACACTCCAGTAAATACTTTGTGGTGAATTAGTTGTGCTTTCAATATACTTACAAATATCTGCAAGCACACGTATTTGTCCTGGTATAGCTGTTTGGTTGTGTCGCCATTCTGCAACTTGTGTATAACTAGGTAGTTCAAATACTTGAATAGCACTGTAGTCTCCACCTGTGCCCATACTAGGATCAAGTGCTACAGCATAGGTAAATTCTGATGTTGGCTTTTTATACCAACGAGTTTGCCCCATGTTTATTACAGGTTGTATTCCTTCTAACACTGATAATTTTATACTGTTGATAAGTGTTTCATCAAATACTAGGAATTCACAACCATATTCTCTTCTAAATTTTTCTTCACCAATACGTCCAATTTCATCATCTTTCCATTGTTCATCTCTATCTGGATGTTCATCCCAACTAGCTCTAAAACTGTGAAAGCCGTTTATACCTACATCTTGCTCATTACCGTTAGCATCAAACTTTTCTTCTGCTTGTTTCCAAATAGTTGCAAATGTATCTTCGTCTGAATTAGGTGTGCTTGTAATAATAGCACGACCACCTGTTGCTAGTGTAGGTGATATTGATGTCCAAAATTCATCTGCAATCGTAGGTTGTACAAACGCAAACTCATCACAATATAATAATGATATAGACATACCTCTACCAGTATTTCCAGTAGTTGTAGCACTCATAATCCTGCTACCATTTTCAAATTCTATACTACCTTTGTTATAACTTGTTACACCTGCTCTTATAAAGTCAGGACAAGTTTCATACACATATCTAATACGTGTCATAATTTCCTGTGCGCCTGTATACTTGTGTGCCGCAATAAGCACAGTTTGATCTGGATTAAACATTGCATACCAAGCTAGGTAGATTGCCGCACAGGTAGTTTTTCCTGTTTGTCTTGGCATCATATTAATATTAAATCTATATGTATGATAACTATGCATCAATCTAAGTTGATACTCATAAGGTTTAAATAATAATTTACCTTCTACAGGATGCTGTATGTATGCAAAGTGTTCAGCAAAATATAGATACCCTTTATCGGGATCCATACATTTAGATAAATGCTGTATTTGTTCTTCTGTGAATGTTTCTCGTGTATTGGCTTTTTTGGTTAATACACCGTCTAAACTCTTACTCATGGAAATATTTAGTCAAGAAAATAGGGCCCGTAGGCCCTATTGAATTTGTTTAACCGCAGTGTGCGGCAAATAATTTTTCGAATTTACCTTTATCGCAACCGTATTCGTCTTGTACTTTCTTAAACATTTCATGTTTAGCACAACCGCTTGCGTAAAGTTTTTTCATCTCGCCTACACAGCCTGCTTCGTCAAAGTCTGCATCTGCTGGTGCCATTTTTTCTGCTAGTGCTTTGGCTAATTCGCTTCTAAGCTCATCTTCCATTGCCATTGCATTGTCACCTCTGTTTGCGGCTTTGTATTGATTTTTCTCTCTATTAGCACCGCCTGAAAGATCTTTTGTCATATAGTGTTGATCTTTGTAATCTTCGTCTGGTGAATTATCCCATTCTTCTTTTGACTCTTCGTCACCCATCAAATCTTTTTTCATATCCATAGGTGGTTTTGGTCCAACAATAGCTTTTAGTTTGCTCATTGGTGGATTAATCATATCCATATCAACTGGCTTAGCATCTGGTGCTCCACCGCCTTGCATAATTTTTAACAAACTTGCAACTTCACTAGCACTGTCACCTGACATACTGATGTTCATTGATGCACCTTCGTCAATGCGTTTTACTTCTGCCGGAGTTGGATCTGTTGTTTCATCAATTCTATCTAACTCGGCTAATTTTTCAAGTAGTTCTTTCATATTAGCCTCCAATAACTGCTTTTGTGTTTTCGCTGGCATCGATGTCTTTGCTTTCACCTTTTGGTGCGCCTTCTTGAGGATCAATGTTTCTTTCTTTACGAGCTGTTTCTAACTCTTTTAAAAGATCCATTACTCTGTTGCCAGCAACTTTATCTTGTGCGTCTGGATCTGCTTGTTCCATTTCCTCTGTTTCTAATTTAGTTTCATATGGTTCGCTAGGCTGTTTTGCATAGTTGTCATCTGCTCTATCATCATTCATGTTACGCACAATTACATGACTTGGTTCACATGGGCAACATTTTTCAATGTAATCTTCTAGCATCTGGGGGGTAGTTGGATAGTTTAAAGATACTTCGTAATATGTTACTTCCATGTTTTGTAGTTGAGGGAAATCTAAAGGACGTTCTTGAATTGGTGTTTTCTTACCTGCTGACATTTCTACAATATCAAATTTTTTCAAACATGTTTCTAAATGATCTACAAAGCCTTCTGCAAGATCACCTGCTACACCTATTTGAAATTGGTATACCTTATTGTTATAAACTTCATTTAATACTTCTGTAAATTTACCCATAGTTTTCTTCCTCTATATAACTATTTATCCTCTGACATGCCTTTTAGCTTGGCAATTAAGGAGTTTCTATCTGTAACAATAGCACCTTGTCCAGTTATCATTTCGCCTGAATCGCCATTGTCTTTGTCTTGTTTTTCTTTTTTAAGTTGCAATTCAATCATTTTAAGTTTCTTATCCATCTTTGCAACTTTAGCATCTAAACTAGTTTTAAGCATAGAACCAGCAACTTCAAACACCCTGCCTGAATAACGGCTTTCTACGTTCATACCCAGATCCATCAAATCTTCATAACTTTGTAAAGCACGATCTGCTATGTCTTCTAGTTCTGTATCTGCTTTTTCACCCAAGCCTTTTACTTGTGGTAGGGCGGCCGCAATTTTATCAAATTCAGCCATATCACGAAAAGTATCTTGCTGAGTAGCTACTGCTTTTGTTTTTTCTTTTTTGACTTCTTGAGACTTTGCATCACTAATAATTTCTTGTGAATCTGGCATGTCTAATAGGTCTTGCAATTTCTTTGTCATTATATACTACTTTAACTATCTTAATGTATTTAGCCATTGTTCTTTGGTAATATGAAAATACCAGGCTCTATATGGTTTGCCTAATCCTTCAGTAATTCTGGGATTAAACCAAAACGGACCTAAGCCTGCACTAGTCAACGGTCCATTTTTTCCTGAATGGTTACACTTAATATAAATCTCGTTAAAATATTGAAATGCATCTTCACAGAAAAAATCCCAATTAAAATGTGTGCCAGGCTTCAATGATTCCCTATCAAATTCAGTACGCTGTGCTAACAATATATCATACTTGCCAGGCCAGTCAGTTGGTTTATTGTTTTCTATATACAGTTCATATCTTTTTAATTTAATTAAATTACAGCATCTTGTAAACAAAGGTTCATTATAAATTGCTTCTTTAATATCTGTTGCTTCAACGTGTATACCTTTTTGTTGTAATTGAAAACATGTCATACCTACACCTGTTCCTATGTCTAGTGCAGTTTTTTTATTTGACCAATCTATTTTATCAAGGTAATATTCTTTTTCACTCCAATGTTTGTCCCATTCTCTGATATATTTTGCTCCCCTATGTTTTTTAGGAAAGTCATACATTATATCAAACATCTTTTCTTTGTATTCTAATGCGTTCATCTTTTCCGCCTTCCATTATGGAAAATATCTTGCTCGTTAATAATTCTAAATCTTATGCCTCGTTGTTTGCACCATTTGCTCGCCGCTTCCCACTTTGCTTGGTTAACAACATAAGCCGCTTGGTTGTGTCTTGAACGCCCTACTTTTTCTCTTAATGTTTGGTTTGCTGGTTTTACTTCTATAAGTTCAACATGTTGCTTACTTTTTTTGTCGGCATACACAATAAAGAAGTCAGGAACATAAATTGTATGCTTACCTGTCAAAGGATTTCTATATGGAATTTTTATTGATTCACTTGCCCATTTACTAACACTAGGATGGTTATCTAAAAACTGCATGAAAGTAAATTCCCAACTGGATCTATATGTAGGAGTTCTATTACCTAGAAATTTATCTGGATTTTTTAGTTCGAATTTTCCTTGTGCAAATCTAGGCATGTCATGCTACTATATTTCTTAGCTCTACACGATTTGCAGTATCAATTTTAAAACCTATTATACTATTTTTTGATCTGTTGTAATTCAAAACTTCTGCTACAAGTCCACTAATTTGAACATCGTCTAAGCCTTTAAGTGTATCAAGCAGTGTAAATATTTCTACATTATCAATTATGGATTGTTGTATGAGTACTGTAGCAACATTAGCCGCGCTTATATCGTCAAATCCTCTTTTTTCAAAAAACCCTACAACAGCATCTATCTTGTTTGAAGATACACTTATTTTTTCTGTAAAATATTTGTTGTAAAATTCTTTTACTTCTTCTCCACTATCTATTGGTTTAATTTTAAACTCGCTCATATTTGATCGTTACCTCCAAGAATGTCTGACCTTAGTGTATTAGAACTAGGTGCGTTACCTTGTAGTTGTAAAATTTTATCTTGGTATACTGTGCTTGTGTTATTAACATTTCCACCGTTAGTTGTTGTTACTGACGCATTGCCACCATTACCTGTTTGTTTAGGGAAGTTGACATCACTCAGTCCGCCTACAGCTTCTTTTGTAATATTACCTAAAGCACTTTTTATAATACTGTATCCTTCTTGACGTAAACCTTCTTTTGTAAGTGCTTTTGCATTTTTGTAAGTATTAAAAACTGTTAATGCTGTGCCTAAATTAAATTGACCGCCTGCAATGTCGCCAATAATATCACTTATACCTCCAACAACACCTCCTTGTCCAAGTAGTGATGTTGTGCCACCACCACCCAATGATAGTGGGCTTGGTGTAGAATCATAATGTATAGTTCCAAATCCTGCAGGATTATCTTCACCTACTGGTCCTCTACTATAGAATACAGTTTCATATGCTACTGTCATTTGGTTTTGTGTAACTTCACTACCTGCATTAGAATCCATTTGATCATGTGTAAGTCCTGTAACAAGAGGATTTACAAGTGTGTATGCAATATATTCTTTTCTTGCCATTTGATAGATTGTAATTTTATTAAAGAATGGTTCTGTGTGATCGTTATCTAAACCATACCTATAATTTTGTGATGCAGGTGTACCATATGTGTTACGAGGTGCATAAGGAGGACTTACTCCGCCTGTGTTGTAATTTCCATCTCTATAATAATATCTATAATAGGCTTCCATTAATGTAGTTGTCAATCCTAAATTATCATCATGAAATGTTATGTTGACAGGATCATATTCCAATGTTGTTTGTAAATTCTTTTTTCTATTGTACATGTTTTTTGTTACAGTTTGTACAGAAAATTTTGGTAAGTCGACTGCCTTCACAAGCATGTTTAATTCAAGTTTATGACGTTGATCTAATTGAGGCATAACTTTTTGTGCTGATGCACTCAATTCAAATACAGTGTAAAAGAGAAATTTTGATTTAGGTGAAAGTCTAAATCCGTCGTCGTTAAACAAACGTGCGGCATGTTGATAATCTTTTAGATTACCGCCAGGATTAAGAGCGCCTTGGAATACGTTATTTAGAAAACCTTTGAACTTCATACTAATATTTATCCTGGAGAGAAAAGTGCGTATAAAAAGAAAAAGGGTGACCGAAGCCACCCTTTAAAATCTATGGCAATTTGTTTAGGTATTAGCCAATACCGCCGCCACCAGTAACTAGACTGTTAAGCGTTCTACCAACTGCTGTACCAATTCCTTCACCTTGTGGTGATTGAACAGCATTATCAAATCTAATTGATAGTGTAATTGATACTGGGTCGTTTGCACTATAAGTTAATTGGTTATAGTTTGCGTTTTGAATGAAACAACCGTATAATTCGAATGTTTCTAAAATGTTTGGTGTGTTTGCACCATTACCACCATCTAGTACTTCAATTCTTGTTGTAAATTTATAATCAATACCAGATGCCGCAGTTGACATTTCAAAGAAGTCAAACTGTTTCTGAAGTTGTTCACCAACAAGTTTTTGAACACTGTTGTTTACATCTTCACGTAAGTTTAGTGTAATAGGTTCAAATGTATGTCTACCTGCTAGATAAGCACGTGAGTTATACACTGGAATCTCTACTTCCTCAAATGTAACACTTGGGCGTGTCACATCCATAACTTGCTTGGTTAATTCTGTTGTTGGTGTTGATACACCAAAGTTCTCTAGCATCACTCTAAAGCGATACTGTAGTTTTGGCATCAACATACCTTGGGTTGATGCACTACTGTCAGATGCTAAAGGAACTGTAATTTTTGATAATGTTGAAATTGCCATATGTTTCTCCTGTTACAGTATTTATCAATTAACGGACCCCATATTTCAGGGGTCCATTTAAACTATTATAATCCTGCAATTTCTCCTGTATTCTTAAGTCTCAGTGGAATGTAAATAAATTCCACAGCCTTAACCGGTTCAATAGCAATATCTAAATATAGTTCGTTTCTATCAATTCTACTTGGAGTATTGTTTGATTCGTCACAAACTACAATATAGTCATATAGTGCTCTTGATCCAACAAGTTCTAGCATTAAACTTTCAGCCGCTTGTTTGATCTCATCACGTGTGATCTTATCATTTGGCTCAAAAATGTAAGGCTTAGCAAGTTTGTTAAGCTGACTACGTAGGTAAATTACAAGTCTAGCAACGTTGACTCTATCTAGTGAACTTGCGTTCTTAGCTCTAGTCTTTTGACCAAAACATACTAGTCCTGCACCTGTGATAAACGTAATTGGGTTAACACTAATACCATAAAGTGTATCACGTTGCCCTTCGTTTAATGCAACACTTACAAATTCGCCTTCATTGTCAATGTAGCCTGTTGCTGTAGCATTTGTAATGCCACCGCGTCTTGTTCCTGCTGGTGCAAACCATGGAAACGATACTTGGTCGCTTAATGCGATAGTACGTAGCATCATGTGTGACGGTGGAACAACAATATTGTTTCCTAAGTTGTCACTTGTGAATCCCCATGGATAATAAACGCCTAAGTACTCATCTCTGCTTACAAGTCCATCTGCATTATCTTCAACTGCTTGGTTAACGTTAGTTCCCCACTCATTTAATGATGTTGCATTTGGTAGTAATGTGCTAGGTGAGTCACCTACAACAAATGCTGTTAAGCCTCTGTCATAGTTTAGGCTAATCATTTCACCAATTAGTTCTGGATATCCAGGTGTTGCAAGTACGTTGAAGATTCTTGATTCATCATCTCTAATCTCGTCATTGCTATTCATAACTGCTTGTAGGCTTTGTACTACAACAGCTCTTTGCGCTGACTGACCAAAACGACCTGAACCATCTTCATTGTTTGCAGATTCTGTTACCCAACGATGCTCATAGTAACCTGTCATAGGTGCATCGTTCATACGCTTGTTTTCTGCGTTTGTATCGATGTAATTACGTACAAATTTCTTAACATTAAAACCACTTCTACGTGTGTTGAATAACAACATACCTTTTGGATATAGTGCTGGATCTGGAGCGTCTGGATCTAAGAAATTGCTAGTTAGCAAGTCTTTGATTGTAGCCGCATCAGCATTAGCGCCTGCTGTACTATAACGTGCATCAGCAAACAATACACCGTCTGATGTAGTTTGATCTGATGAGTCTAATTGTACCCAAGCACTCTTAGCATTGCTCCATCTGTAAATTTCTGGATACTTGTCTAAGTTAGCTGTGTTAATCCAAATGTCGCCGTTCTTAAGTGCAGTTTTGTCTGACTGGCCGTTTGTAGCCGCAGGTTCTGTAGCACTTACAATTGGACCATTTGGATCAGTTTGATCGCCAGCACCTGCCGCATAGTACGGAGATGTGCTATCTAAGTAACCTACCCAAGTTGTTCCATTGTGTACCATTATATCTGCTTCGTCAACAATTGAATTGTACCATAGTGTACCATCTGCCGCTAGTGCAGTTGGTGCTGTTGCACTGTTTGTTGCACTTAGAACTTTCCATAGTGTAGCAACAAAATCATGTGTTGTATCACCTGCTGGAGCATCATACAAGTTTGTTGTTGCACCTGTACCAGAAGTAGCATAACCTGCTTCTGCTAAGTGTCCACTTGTATCTGCAATTCTAAATTCACCGCCTAGTGCATGACTAATAACAATTCTATTTGCACTGTCAACTGACGCACTAACATTTGTTAATGTAGAAGTATTAATTGCATTTGCAATATCTTCTGCATCGTCTGCGTCACCTGCCACTGATACACTTATTGCTACTGCACTTTGTAAATTAGCATTGCCTTTAATAGATTCGCTAATTGAAAATGATGCAGTACCACTTGATAATTGTGTTGCAATTATGCTTGAAGTGATTGATGTTGCTCCTGTTGAGTTTCTTTTGTAAACTTTAAAGTTTGCAACAAGGTCACTTGCTTCAGCATCATTGTATCTAACAAATACAGCGTCTTGGCTAATGTTTGCTCCGCCGCCGTCTTTGTCCATGTTAAAGATTGCAGTTGCTCTATCTTTGTATATTGAAGCACTCTTTGTCTCCCAAAGTTTTGTATTTCCATTCCATTCTTTGATTGACCATGCCGCACCTTTATTTGGATTTGTTGTTTTGACCCAAACAGATCCAGTAGGACGCGGTGTTGTATCGTCTGTACCGAATTCAGGAACACTTGTATGTGGATCAATATTCAATGCAGGTGCATAGTAAGTACCAGCTGTTAGACCTAAGTCTGCCATTAAGCCTGTACCTTCTGCGATTACTACGTTTGCTCCTGTGCTAAAGATTCTAACAATATTGTTGCTATCTTTATCAGCAGTTACACCAGAGATAGATGCTCCGTTAATTGCAGTTACAGCCGCATCTGCGTCTGTACCAGCTGTAGTAATAGTTGTGCTGTTAATTGTAAAATTTTCGCCTGATGTTGTAGCTGGGTTAGCAGAACCTTTTGTTACTGCCCAACTAGATTTCCAAGCACTGCTTCCTACTTCTACCCATGTACCACTTTCGTTTTTGTAGTATGTTTTGAATAGTGTAGTTGTTGCTACTACTGCATAGTCACCTTTTGAGCCAACTGAGCCTTTTGGTGCTCCGCCAGTTACAAGTGTGCTATCTGTAATAACAATTGGTGCTTTGTTAGTAAATGATTGGCCGCCTGTTGTAGAAGCCGCCGCGCCATTCCATTCAAAGATACCAAATAGTGTACTTGCTGTATCTACCCAATATGTTCCGTCTGATGGATCACTTGTAGGAGCACTTGATGTTGCAGTAATCGCACCTAAGTCAATTCCTGCTCTTACAACATATGCTCTGTTGCTTACACCTAATAGACTGTAAGCCGCTTGTAATCCGTATTCATTCAATTCACCGCCGTGTATTGGGTTATTGTTTGTATCTGTGTAGAACTTAGGTTCTCCAAATGTTTCTACTAAATCCCTTTGTGATGTAATTAGGTAGGGCTTACCTACATTTGCCGCTTCAGTACCGGCCGCAGTTCCTGTGCCTGCACCGTTAGTTTTGTTCTCTGCTGTTGCAACAAATATCATTGGTACGGTGCCGGGTTCGGCTGGCGTGTAGAAACTTTCGTCAATTACCTTAACCTCAACACCTGGTGATGATAATGCCATATTCATTCTCCTTTTGGAATAAGTGTTCATTAGTATTTATGTGTTTTGTAATTAATTTGCCTATAATAGCACCAGAAAAAGGGGTCAAAAAGGTATGGTAAATAACAATATGAGACCATTATGTGTTTGTAAACAAAGACCTGCGGCGGTAAACTATAAAAAAGAAGGCAAAGTATACTACAGAAAAAAATGTGAAGTGTGCCTTAAAGGAAACCGTATAGGTGTAGGAATACCAAAGTGGAAGTTATCAGGATATATCAAAAAAGATACTTGTGAAAAATGTGGATTCAAAAGCAGACACAAAGAACAGTTCAATGTCTATCATATTGATGGAGATTTGAATAATTGTTTGCCAAACAATTTAAAAACTGTATGTGCTAACTGTCAACGAATTATGCAGAAACAAGGCGTTCGTTGGAAGCAAGGAGACCTAACACCTGACTTCTAAGTTCATCCATAGTACCGTTGTTGTGTATTGTTAGGGTGTATCCTGCATTTGCCCAACGCCATTCGCTTTCATGTATGTCCTTAGGTTCTACACCAATATCTTGATACATTCTGAACCATACAGGATCAATGCCACGTTGTACACGCCATACTTTGCCGCCAATTTCTTTAATCATTTTAATTTCATTTGGAAAACGTACATCTGGGATTATAAAGTTTTTATTAGGATTTTGTAGTATGTGTTGTTTTGTAAGGCTAACCCAAATACCATCATAAAAGCCCTTACGCATACAATCTGTGCCATATTCTTGTAGCACTAATCTTGGAGTGATTGTTCTGCCTGTTTCTTGTGTCCAAAAAGTATCAACTGTTTCTCGCCATTCACGACTTTCGTCAGTATCGCCTTCTAGCATTTGCCTATCCCAATTAAAGACACTTGCTACACCGTCTTTTAATTTGTCAGCAAAACTTATTTTTTCATAACCTTGTTCAACAAGTACATCAGCAACAGTACCTTTACCACTGCCTATCAAGCCACATAAGCCAATTATCATACACGCAACTCCGACGTTCCTTCCCCTACATGTCCTCTTGGAAAGTAGTTAAATGCCAAGCTATATCTAGGAGTATCTGTAAGATTAGGTGTTACCATGTGTTCTAAGTGACTTGGAAATAACACTATATCTCCTGCTCTTGGCGTAATAAAAAATTCATTTGTATTATGTATATTAGTCTCTTTGTAGCTCATTCTCACTGTATCGTGGAACAAGTTATTCCAAAGATGTGATTTTTGGAACACAATATCACCTGCTCCTTCCGCACTATCTACATAGTATACACCACTCAACATAGCGTTACTATGCCAGTGTAGTGTATTGTGTTCACCTTTTGCATGCCTGTTTACCCAGCTATTCTCAAGACCAAACTTTACATTATCATTTACTTGTAATACTTCGTGTACAAAATGCTGTACAGCATCGTCTATTTGCTTTGCTAATACTTCAAGTGTAGCATCATTGAGTATATACTTGTTTGCTGTATGATCATGTCCTGCGGCTTCGTCAGGATATTCAAAGTTTTTGATTACATTTTTTACGTCAGCGTCTAGCTCTCCAATATTAGAATAAAATAACGGAATGCTAAACAGTTGTATTAGATTATGTTTCATATTGTTAACCTTACTGAATTTTCACCTACAGTACCTTTAGGAAAATAATTAAATGCCAAACTGTATCTATCTTGTTTATCTTGACTTTTAGCTACTTGATGTTCTAAATGGCTTGGAAAAATTAAACAATCTCCAGTCATAGGCTGAACAGTCCACGAACCAGTAGTGTATTGGGACCAATTATCATTTGTGTTCGGTCGTACATGTTCTGGAAAAGTATTAAGATGTTGTCTATTCTTCTTAAATGTTATAGGATTTGCAGTTGGTCCAATATCAGGATAGTATACTCCACTTACTAATGCGTTTGCATGATTGTGTAATTCAATATCACTACCTGTATTCATTTTGTTAATCCAACTTGTAGTTAGTACAAATTCTGTTTCATCTGTTACATCACAGATTGTGTAAACAAAATGATCAACTGCCTTTTTAATTAAATTTTGTAAATTTTGTAATTTTGATTGACGTAAAACGTCAAAGCCTCTTTCCCAAGGATTTAAATCTTCTTCTCCTTGGTATTGTGCTACAGAATTTGTAGGATATTCTAAATTTTTAAGCCATGCTAAAGTAATTGGATCTAGTGGACCGATATGAGTCTTTAATAACGGAGTAGAAAATAGAGGTGTAATTTCATAGTGCATTTATATAATATAGCACCTAAAAATACGTTTGTCAAGTATAAATTAACCTATAAGGAAACCGTAGCCTGCACCACCTGCTACTTGTGTTGAAACATCAGCTTCTAGTTTCTCCATCTCAGCTTGTGCTTCTGCTTTAAGTGCATCACCATTAAGTGCAGAGCCGCCTTGTGGTCCTGCTATCTGTGCAAACTTACTTCGTGCTTCACCTAACATATATTTGCAAGTTGCAACAGTATAATCTTTAATCCATTGTTTTGCTAGATAATCTTCTAGTAAGTTTTCATCTGGCCGATAGTTGTAAGCCATAAGCAATAGTGTTTCGTCTGTTCTTGGACGTTGAAGAAGTGTTATTTCTTTTGTGACTGTATTCCATTTAAATTCTATAAACGAACCAAACATACGCCCTACTAGTTCTTGATATTGAGAGAAAAGATCATATGTTGCAAGTCCTCCCATGTTAGATGAACTTAGCAAATAGGTGTTAGTATATGCCATGTTGAAAGGTTCAAATAAAGTACCACCATCACCTCCGCCAGTGCGTGAGCCAATTGATCTACGGAATATTTTACGTACTTCAATTACTTCATTTGGCAATGTATATGTATTTTCATCTGTCAAAGTTTTCATAAACAAGTAAGATTCTTCTACGCTATTGTCAGAACGTTGTCTAAATTTTGATAGAGCTTTACTTAATGCTGTTTCATAATGCACTGGATCAAGCTCAACATCAACCATGCCGCCACCTAACATAGCGTTTACATAGTCAAATACTTCTTGCTTTTTAGTTTGTAGTGTGGCCATATAAAAGTTCTCCAATAGTATTTATCGTAAGATAAATATGTTTATGCCAAGACTATCTTTATATAAACCAGAAAAAGGCAGGGATTATCATTTCTTAGACAGACAAATTCAAGAAATGTTTACTGTGGGCGGAACAGACATATTTGTTCACAAATACCTCGGGCCTGAAAATCCAGCAGAAGCAGATGCTACAGCAGATCAGCCTCGTTATGATGCTGTCAAAAGTACAAATATACAGGACATGCTATTTTTAGAAAATAGAGATCGAAAGTATGATCCAGACATTTATACTATGCGAGCTGTATATAATGTTCAAGACATAGACTTTGATTTGAGTCAATTTGGTATGTTTTTGAGTAACGATACATTGTTCATGACAATACATATAAACAGTAGTGTAAAGACACTTGGTAGGAAAATTATGAGTGGCGATGTAATTGAACTACCACATTTGAAAGACGAGTATGCACTAAATGATCATACAATAGCATTAAAACGCTTTTACGTTGTTGAAGATGTTAATAGAGCCGCTGAAGGTTTTTCACCTAGTTGGTATCCACATTTATATAGATTAAAATTAAAACAGATTGTTGATTCACAAGAATTCAAAGAAATACTTGATCTTCCAGCAGAAGAAGGTTCAGACAACACACTAAGAGACTTGCTTTCTACATATGAAAAAGAAATGCAAATTAACAATGCAGTTGTAGATCAAGCAGAAGTAGATGCTAAAAAATCAGGATATGATATTAGCCATTATTACACTTTAGCAACAAATGATGATGGCACAGTTGCTTTAACTACTGCTGATGAAACAGATATTGATGCAAGTAGCGTAGGATCAAATGCAAGTGATGTACATGAGAAACCTAGTAGATTAGGCTATCAAGGTTATTTACTTGGCGTTGAAGAAGGACCAAACGGTGCTCCATATGGTATGGGCATAAGTTTTCCATCGCAACCAGAAACAGGTGATTACTTTTTACGTACTGATTACATGCCAAAAAGATTATTTAAATATGATGGAGGTAGATGGGTGAAAATGCAAGATGGTGTTCGTGTTGACCTTACAAACACAGATACAAGAAATACTCAAAAAACTACATTCATTAACAATACAAAAACAAATACTATTGGTGGTGAACAAGTTCAAGAAAGACAAAGTCTTTCAAAAGCACTTAGACCTAAGGCAGATAATTAATGCAACATTTTTATGATGGACAAATAAGAAGATACGTTACTCAAATGGTAAGACTTATGAGTAATTTCTCTGTAAAAGATGGTTCAGGTACATTAAAACAAGTTCCTGTTATGTATGGTGATTTAACTAGACAGGTTGCAAGTATTATACGAGATAATAGTGAAAACAAAATACCTAGTGCTCCACGTATGGCAGTTTATATAAATTCATTAGAAATGGATAGGTCTAGAACAGCTGATGCAAGTTATGTTAGCAAAGTAAATATCCGTGAACGTGCTTATGATGAAAACAACGAGGAATATCTAAATACACAAGGTAAAAATTATACTGTAGAACGACTTATGCCAACGCCTTACACCCTTGGCTTTACTGTTGATATATGGAGTTCAAACACAGATCAAAAATTACAGATTATGGAACAAATACTTACATTGTTCAATCCTAGTTTAGAAATACAAACAACAGACAACTATATAGACTGGACAAGTTTAAGTGTTGTTAATATGGAAGGCATTACATTTAGTTCAAGAAGTATTCCTGTAGGTGTTGACAGTGACATTGATGTTGCTAACATGACATTTACAACACCTATCTATTTGTCACCTCCTATTAAGGTTAAGAGACTAGGTGTTATTACAAATATTATAACAAGTGTATTCAACGAAGATAAAGGTACAATAGATTTAAGTTTGAGTAGACCTGAATTAAAAGCATATGATGATAGTGTAATAGCTGGATCTAAACCTACAACAGATGGTAACACTGAAACTGTAAACGACAGTAACGCTATACCTGTTAACGTAAGTCATAAAAATTATGGTATTTACATCACAGGTACTATGGCGCAATTAGTTGCAAACAATAGAGTAGGTAGCACTAATTGGCGCAATGTAATTGATACTTACCCTGGTCAATATCAAGATGATATTAGCAGGTTGTACATAAGACGCAGTGACGAAAATAGAGATGTTACAGGAACAATTAGTTTAAATCCAAATGATGAAACACAATTAATGGTAAATTGGGATTTAGATTCATTCCCAAGTAATACTATAATAAATGGACCTACTAGATTAAATGCACAATGGACAAGCATAGATTACATAATAGATCCATTAAAAACTAATCCTATTACAGAAAACATGCGTGGACTTGGATCTCGTATATTATTGTTAAATGATATAGGTGATGCTGATAACGGAAATGAAGGTCCATCAGCATGGGATGGTAATTTCCAAGGTACTGATCTTGTTGCAAGTAAAGATGATATTGTTGAATGGGATGGTAATCAGTGGCGCATTGTATTTGATGCAAGTGAAAATAAATTAGTATACAACGATGAAGTTTTAACCACAGTATACACAACTAACCTAAAAACAGGTATACAATATCGTTGGGATGGTTCAGATTGGCTATTAAGTGTTGAAGGACTCTATCCAAACGGTACCTGGCGTCTAAGCCTAAACGGCTAATTATTTTTATGGACAAGATTATTTGCAGTGGAACTCTCTTTTATAGCCTCTCGAGTAAACGTTATTTGTTACTTAGACGTTGTGAAGGTAGAACTAAAGGTACATGGGGACTTGTAGGCGGAACAAACGAAACTACAGAAACTCCTTGGGAAGCATTGAAAAGAGAAATATCTGAAGAAATAGGAAAACTGCCTGATATTCAAAAAACAATTCCACTTGAAACTTTTATTAGTACAGATCAAAAATTTCATTTTCACACTTATCTTTGTACAGTTCAAGAAGAATTTATTCCAGTGTTAAACAAAGAACATGACGGGTATGCGTGGGTTACTTCAGGTGGTTGGCCAAAGCCTTTACACCAAGGTTTGCGTAATACACTTAATAGTAAAATTAATCAAGAAAAATTAGAAACAGTAACAAAAGTTCTTGATTTAATGTCTCAAATGTAGTATAGTAAATTATGATAAGAGTATATGGCGATATAATGCTAGACAGGTGGATTAAAGGAGTATCACAGCGTGTTAGTCCTGAAGCACCAGTCCTTGTGTTACAAGAAGAAGAACAAATATTCTGCCCAGGCGGAGCAGGTAATCTTGCATTAAATATTGCAAGTCTTAATGGTAGTGTAAATGTATATGGTAGTATTGCACCAGATAAAGAAGGTTATAGAATTATTGATTGCTTTGAAAAGCATCCAAAAATTAATTTTGCCGCTACACTAGATAGTAAAATTACAACTACAAAAAATAGATTAGTAGGTCAAGGAGGGCAACATATTGTACGTTGGGATAGAGAAGAACTTTATACCGGCGACGAAGCATACGAAAGATGTATAACAGATATAACAACAAAAGACATTGTGGTTGTAAGTGACTATGCAAAGGGAACTGTAAAAGAAAAAACTGTTTGGAATTTTGCTAGACGCTGTAAAACACTAGTAGATCCTAAACAAGCCCCTGCATATTATCAAGGAGCATATCTTGTAAAACCTAATATGAAAGAATATGAAGGTTGGTTCGGAACATTCAATAAACTAGATGCATTAGATCATATTAAAACTTACGAATGGACCTATCTTGTTGTTACAGATGGTGCAAACGGTATGCATGTGTTAAGCGATGATGGAAGATATGAACATATTCAAGAAGAAGCAAAAGAAGTAGCAGACGTTACTGGTGCTGGAGACACTGTACTGGCTGTCATTGCATACTTTATTGAACAAGGTTTAGATATGTTTGATGCTTGTAGGAAAGCATGTTATGCCGCGGCAAGAGCTGTAGAACACAGAGGAGTTCATGTAGTTACACATAACGACCTAGAAAAAGTAGTTTTTACAAACGGTGTTTTTGATATCTTGCACAAAGGACATTTACACTTATTGAAAGAAGCACGTAGTTTAGGTAATAAACTGATTGTAGCAATTAATACAGACGCAAGTGTACAAAGATTAAAAGGAAACGGCCGTCCTATTAACGATGTTCAAACAAGACAAGCACAATTAGAAGTATTGCCTTGGGTAGATGAGGTCATTACATTTACAGATGATACGCCTTTAGAACTTATTAATAAAATTAAACCAGATTTAATTGTCAAGGGTGGCGATTATAAAGTTGAAGATGTTGTTGGCCATGAGATTGCAGATGTGCATATTGTGCCTATAATAGACGGATTGTCGACATCTAATATAGTAGAAAAAATTACAATATGAACTTACTAATTACTGGCTCAAACGGATTTATAGGAAAAAATCTTGTAAATTATTTTGTTGATGAAGGACATACAGTTGCAGAATATGATTACATAGAAAATGTAATTCCTGATTGTAGTCCTTTTGATCATGTTATTCATATGGGTGCTATTAGTTCTACAACAGAACGTAACGTAGAACAAGTCTTAACACAAAACTTAGATTTTAGTCATAGACTTTTACAAATTTGCGAAATGCAAGGAGTAAATTTAATTTATGCATCAAGTGCAAGCGTTTATGGAGATACAGGCGTATTTAAAGAATATGGGCCCGTATATCCACAAAGTGCATATGCATGGAGCAAATACTTGTTTGACAGAACAATAAATCAAGTTGATAAAAAAGATTGGATGTGCAACGTAAAAGGATTAAGATTCTTTAATGTTTACGGAGAGCATGAGGAAGATAAAGGTGATCAAATGAGTGTTTTTCATAAATTTAAAAACCAAGCATTAGACACAGGAAAAGTTCATCCATTTGAAAATAGTAAAGAATATTTGAGAGATTTTATATATGTCGGCGATGTATGTAAAATTGTAGATAAGTTGTTAGATGTAGATGATAGTGGCATATACAATGTAGGTACAGGTACACCACGTAGTTTTCAAAGCATTGCAGAAGCAGTTGCAGAAAAATACAATGCAGACATAGAACCAATACCTATGCCAGAAATACTTAAACAACAATATCAAAAATATACTTGTAGTGACAATACAAGACTACTTAAAGCAATAGGTAAATTTAATTTTACAACACCGGAGGAATGGATATGCAAAGACTAGAAGGTAAAGTAGATAAAGGTTGGGGCTACGAAATAATTTGGGCCACAAATGAAAAATACTGTGGTAAAATACTTTTCTTTAACAAAAAAGGTTCAAAGTTTAGTATGCACTTTCATAGAGAAAAAGACGAAACATGGTTTGTTAACAACGGCAGTTTTGTTGTACGCTGGATAGATACAAAAACAGCAACATTGTTTAGCCAAGTTCTTAAAGAAGGACAAACTTGGCATAATCCACCATTGCAACCACATCAATTAGAAGCAATGGAAGATGGAAGCAGTATTACAGAAGTCAGCACAGCAGATAGTGTTGAAGACAACTACAGAGTAATTCCAGGTGATAGTCAATCGGAATTAACAACAAAAATTAAAGAGGTGGCAGATGCGCAGTCCAACGATAACGTGGAGTAATGATGTAAACATTGATTTCTACAAACCAGATTATATTGCACCAAAGTGTGTTGTAGGTTTAGATAGAGATGGTGTTATTAATGTAGATATTGGAGATTACGTTTACAAAAAAAGTGACTGGAAATTTGAAGAGGGCAGTTTAGAAGCAATAGTAAAATTACGTAAATTAGGACACAAGATAGTTATTATAACTAATCAAGGCGGTATAGAAAAAGGTATCTACACACAAGAAGATGTAGAAAAATTACATGCACATATGTTTGAAGAATTTGGTAAGGCAGGTTGTCCTAGTATAGATGGATTGTACTACAGTGCATCAAGTGCAAAGAATGATATGTATGCAAAACCTAATACAGGAATGTTTAAGCGTTGCGAAAAAGAAGTTCCTCATGTGAAATTTTCCCAAGGATATTATGTTGGTGATAGAATAAGAGATTTAAAGGCAGGATTAAAGATGGGTGCGAAACCAATTCTAGTCCGAACTGGACATGGTAAAGAAACAGAAGAATTAATTAACAAAAGATTCACATATAAAAATATTAGGAAAGCAACAAAAGTATTTGATAACCTAGCCGCATTTGTTGATAGTTTAGATGATAATAGTTAGAGACGATTACATTCCACAACATATACAAGATTATTTACATACAGCAGTATTTGGTACTGAAGAAATAAATGCTATGTTGCCCTTAACTGCAAAAGTAGAGCCCACAGCATATGATGGCGAAAATCCTTTGCCTGTTAGTTTTCAACATGTGTTTATGAGTAGTACAAGTCACACAGAATGGTTTGGAAATTTTAGTAAAATACCACAAATAGTATGTAAGAAAATGGAAGTAGAGCTAATAGATATTATTGCCGCAAGACTTTTTATAACTGTTCCGCACAAAACTAAATTAGAACATTATGCACCGCACACAGATAGACCAGAACCTCATCTTGGCTTAATTTATTATGTAAACGATAGCGACGGAGACACACTTTTCTTTGACGATCCTAGTTTAGAAAACAATTGGAAACCAGAGATTATAGAAAGAGTAAGTCCAAAAAAAGGACGTATTGTCTTGTTTGATGGTAGTCATTTACATGCAGGTGGATATCCTACTGATGTGCCTCGCTGTATTGTAAATTACAACATTAGAGCTGAACGTTAAGCCTGTGCTTCACCCCATCTTAGAATTAAATTAGCATTTACATCTGAACCTGCTGTTTTATAAACATTAATTGCAAGAACGTCAGGTCCATTCGGGAATGTTCCTCTACCACCTAGTGTAGTATTAGTTAATTCTTTCAATTCACCAAGATCGATAGCGGCACGTTCTCCTGGTTGTGCAATAAATGATAGCACAGTTTCACCTGGTTGTCCGTATGCTGGTGCACTAAATTCTAGTGTAATTGTTCCACTTCCTTGTGTAAGTGTACCTTGGCTGGCATTGTTAAAGTCAACTTCATAATATTCGGTTCCTGCAAAGTCAACTAATTTAACATTGTTAATAATTGTGTTTGCAGGCCAACTTGGACTTGCACTTGTACTAGATACTGGTGTGCCGTTAGTTGCTCCGCTTGCTTCCCAACTTGACTTTGTTATAAATGCATAAGGTACGTTAGAGATATCAGCATGTGATTGAATTGTAAACGCATTTGCTGTATTTGCATTAATATTACCTGTTAAGGATTGTGAAAAGAAGAAATATCCATAGTTACTACTTGGCGAAATATATCCGCCTGTAATTGTTGTACCCGCTGGCAATCTGTTACTTACAACAACTTTACCTAGCACAGGATCAATATTATCAGTGCCAAATGTAGATCTATAATCAGTTCCGCTTACATATGCAAAACTGTTACCATTCCTTGATCTACTTTGACCACTGTCTAGTATTGCATTTACAGTTGCTTGAGCAGTTAAGTTTGTAGTTGTTGTTGTAGCACCTGTAGACCACTGAATACCTGAACCCGAAGCTACTTGGGCAAAGCTAGGTTGTCCACCTTGAGCAAGTGTGCTTAGACCTGTCCATGTTATCAATCCAGGGTTAACTGGATAGTTTTGAGGGTTAAGAATTCCTTCTACAACAATAGCACCTGTAGCGTTTGCTTCTGATGTAACTTCTAATCCTTGAAGTAATAATTGCGCTCTATTTAGAAGCTCTCTATCACCTAAATCTCCCGGTATAGCATTAGAAACACTAGGTGCAAGTCTAATCATAAATGCAGTTTGTCTTGCATTTGTAACTGTTACACCTTGTTCAGTGTAACTAAAGATATAACCTCTATCTTCATCGAACCCACCATCTGTTAAGAATGCTGATCCCCAATGTGATATAAGTGGTGTTGTAGTTTGACTTACAAGCACAACACCTGTTCTTGCAGTATGGCTAGTAGCCCCTCCAGCTGTGTATGTTCTTGAAGCACCTGCTTGGAAGTTTGTTAAATTAGCACTTCTTGTACAGCCTGTAAGTTCATTAGTTGTACTATTTGTTGATGTATAACTAATAAGCTCGTTGTCTATATATACTGTACCTGCTGTTGGTAAGAAACTTACGCTTTCTACTGGAATAGTTGTTACAGCATCATCAATATCTGATTGTAATTTTGTATTTTGTCCTTCGTTAGTGACTTCGTAACGCACAGGCAAGTTTCCTGAACGCATAAATGCTTCAGTGTTTACGTTTGAATTTCTAATTCTGTGTGCATATACAAATTCACCATTTGCTCCACGTACCATGTAGTCAATAAAACCAGCACCATACCATGAATACTCAATTCCAATCATCTGCATTTTGCTGTAAACAAAGTTATAACCACTTGGTCCAGTTCCGTCTAAACCATCTCTATTAAATTCACTTTGCTTAACTTTTGTGTCGCTTATCAAACATACTTTTGTACCAGATGCAGTGTTAACACCTCTATAGTCTGGAGTAACAGTCATTGTTGTTTGGTCAGCAATATTTGTTACAACGTGTGTCATTCCGCGGATAACAATTCTATCTCCTGCTTTTAATTGATCTCTGAACCTTGTGTTTACACCTGTTATACTATTACTGTCCGGATTAGCAGTTACCGTTCCTGCAATCTGTTTAGTTGCTGTTCTTAGACAAGCATATAAGTTGGTACCATCATATTCCCAATAGATACCATTTTGATCATCAAACACTCCTGAACGAACAGTTGCACCATGCCATTTAAAGGTACTCATCTGTGCACCAAAACTTAATGTACCTGTAGTGCCACCTAATCTTTGATTTGATGTTACTTCAAAAGTTCTTTCGTCTGTAATGTCACTTACAGTGTATGTACCATCATATCCTTCAGTTTCAACACCGATAATTTGTATCTGTGCACCAATCTGTAGTCCATGATCATTATCATCTGTTGTAACAGTGATAGTTGAACCAATTTCAATACCGTCTGATGATATGCTACGTAAATCATAACTCGGTGCAAATAGTGCACCTGTTGTATACATAATACCTTTACCTGATTGATATCTAATATATTTTTTACTTTGACGTATTGCCTGTGCACCATGTTGTGGTCCGCCTGTACCTAATTGAACACCACCGTCAAATGGTCTATGTATAAAGAACGAATCAGGTCTTGGATAAACAGTTCCTAGAATTGTATCAGTAGTTGTATCAATAGCACCTGCGGCTCTGGCTGTGAACGTTAATTGATTTAATTGTGGTACTGATGTAACTAAGAATGATCCTGCCGCTAATTTATGGTTATTTGTACCACCATCTTCTGTATCATCTGAATCAATACCTGTTATAAATGTATCACCAGGAACCAGTCCATGATTATTAGTAAATGTAATTAATAAAGTTGCTAATGCACTGAAACTAATATCTAGTGTAGTTGCAAGTTCTCCAGTTGATACTGCATCCATTGTAAATGTACTGTATAAATCTAAACTATCACCTGCATAAGCATCACCTTCGTGTGAAATAGTAATAATGCCACCCATTGAATCTACACTATCTACAGTGATTGTCATGTCATTAGTTACTGTTGTACCGCCTAAGAATCCGCCATCAATTTTAATTTTATTTCCTGCCGCATAATCTTGGCCTGGAGAATTTAAAGATACTGTATATGTACCAACAGTTGAATCAGCTGTTGTTCCATCTCTTAGAATGTTAAAGTTACCACCATTACCTGTTGCACCTGCGGCGTTTGCTACAACTGCTGAGAAACTTCCAACATCTGTTGATGCAGTACCACTTGATGACACACCTGTAATTGCACCACTAGCATCTACACCACTTATTGTGATTGTTAAATCATTTGTCGGAGTAGCACCTGCTAGACTTGTACCTAAAACTGTAAATGTTTGATCTACAAAGTAATCGTTACCACCTGTTAATACAGAGGCTGTATATGAACCGCTACCTGCAACAATATTGAAACTTGCACCATTACCAGCTAAGTTTGTAGATGCTTTATCATTTGCAGTACCTGAGTTTACTGCTGTACCTGCCGTGCTAAACGTAAGAATTTGTCCCGTGCCATCAACTGTCAATACTGTAATTGTACAGTTGTTTGTAGGAGTTGCACCGCCTAAGTTTTCACCATTAAAAGTAAGTGTGTCGTTTTGAGCGTAGTTTGCACCTCCACTAGCCATGTTTGCTGTGTAAGTTGTACCAGTTCTGTTAATATCAAATTGTGCATTTGTACCACTTCCGCTGGTACCATCTTGCGATAAACCTGTGTAATCTACGTTTGCATTTGGAGCAGTACCAGTTATACTTGTTCCTGTAATTCCTCCATCTACATCAACGCCTGTAACTTCAATTGTTAAATCATTAGTTGTATCTGCGCCGCCTGGAAATTCACTACCATTAATTCTTAATCTATCTGCAACTGTAAATCCGCTTGTCGCTTTTTGTGCAGTTCCTGAAACACTTACAGTAGCAACTCCACCTGCACTTAATGTACTATCGTTGTTAACATCTGTAATTGTCATTGTCAAATCATTAGCAGGACTTTGACCACCTATTAAGTCTCCAGCAATTTCTAGTGTTTGATCAACACCATAATTATCACCAGCTTGGTTAACTGTGACCAAATAATTTCCTGTCAATCCATTGACTTCAATATCAAATCTTGCACCGCTACCAATTAAGTTATTTTGATTGTTTACATTGTTTACTGAAAAACTGTTTACTGCTGTACCTGACACTGTGTAAGTTAAAATTTCGCCACCTGTGTCAACAGTGTTAATTGTAATTGTTACATCGTTTGTGCTGTTTGCACCACCTACTTGTGTTCCCAAGATTGTAATTGTATCATTTACTTGGAATCCTGTACCAGTTTGACTAAATGTTGCAGTATAAGTTGTACCGTTTGTGTTAATATTAATTTGGGCACCAATACCACTATTGTTAGTTGAATAAGATACTGCTGTGTATGTATTTGTTGCATCAGGTGCTACACCTGTAACCCCGTATGTTAAAGGAACACCATTACTATCAACAGTATTAATTGTAATTTGGGCGTTGTTGTCTGGAGTAATACCTTGTAAGTCACCACCTACAACTTCAATAATATCGTTAGGAGCATAGCCTGTTACACCGTTAGTTTGTGGATCAATAGTTACACTATAACTTCCGTTTGTGGCTACAAAGTTCCAAATAGCACCTGTACCTTGACCAACTGTCTGTGTAGCTTGTTGATTAGGATATGTAGGATTGCTTGCAGTAATACTGAATACATTATTAGTAAATGATACGTCCCATATACCGCCACTACCATTACCGTGATTGTATGTTCCTGTTTCTGTAAATGTACCATTACCAGCATATGCACTACCACTTATTGTTGCTGTTAAAATTTCACCACCAGTATCTACTGTATTGACTGTGATTTGTGCATCGTTTGTTCCAGTAATACCACCTAGACTTTCACCTGGGATTTCTAAAATATCATTTACTTCATAATCTTGACCGCCGTTCGCAATAGCAACTAATGTATAAGTTCCTCCAGCTCTGTCTACATCAAATAATGCGCCAAAACCTAAACTAATTACGTTTTGTCCTTCAATAGCACTATAGTTAACAAGGTTTCCTGCAAAAGTATCTTCTAGTCCTTGATTAAATGTAATTGTGTTACCAACCACAGTGTTTACAAGCATAGCTTGTCCATCACCTCTATCTGCGGCTAAGTTTTGTTGTACATCAGTTGTTGATTGAACATCAATTTGTGTGTCGCCTATGTTATAATCGTCTGTTACCACAGGTGTTACAACAACACCGCCATCGCCAACACGACCAGTTACCTGAGCACCTGTTGAAATACCAGAGCTTGCTGATAAAGGAGCACCAATTTCAGGAGCCGCTCCAACTGTAACAGTGTAAGGTACTACATCTTCTCCAATAGGCACTGTTAACGCAGGACGCACAGTTCCGCTTGAACCTTGACTTGATACACTAAAAGTTGGTGTACCAATACTTGCACCTGTATAAAAACCTGCTTTTCTTAGTTGTGTAGTTGGTGTATCAATTCTTGTACCATCGCTTGTACCAACCTTAGCTTTTGCATAATATTGAAAACTAATACCGTTTGGTACATTGATAATAATAAATGCACCTTCACCTCTACTATAACCTGTAACAGCTTGATCAAAACCTTTAATTGTAATAGCATCACCGATTTCAAATCCGTGTGCACCAGCAGTTGTAACTGTTATTAGAGAACTACCAATATCATTTGTGCCTGCACTTGCATCTGTTGTAATACTAGTTACATCTGTTTCAGTACCTGGCACTTCGTATACTGAAGGATATCCACGCATAGTGCTAATTGCACTCCATTTAGTAGGCTGAAGTCCGTATTCAAAGTCAGCATCAAGCATTGATAATGGATTTGCTGTACGCTGTCTTTCAATTGCATCAGTTCCAAATTCGTATGGTCTAACTAATAATTCATCTGTATCTACAAAAATTTGTAAAGGATTACTAGAATGAGATGTTTCTGTATTTGTGTTAAAGTATATCTTTGTAATTGCATCTGTGACTTGTTTGTATTGTGGGAAATCTGTATCTTCGTCATAAACAACACCATTGGTAGATGTTAATGCTGTGTTTTCTACCTTACCGCCAGTGTTAGTATCGTTGAAAGAATATACTACTCTATTTTCTACAGTATCTGTAATAAGCAAAATATCACTTGAATCATAATTGCCCATAAACTTAACATAGCCTGCACCAGTATCTTCAAATGCAGGTCTTGCACTTAATCCTGATGTAATAGTATCTACAACAATTCCTACTAATGTATCTATCCTTGCATCTGCATCTGTCTCTGCATCGCTACCTGTGATTGTTTGTGTTGTTGCAGTTTGTTCTGCTGGATAAGTTGTTTTGTCAAAAATATAAGATTTAATAATTGTTTTTATATGACTGTGTGTATCAGTTTCAGGGTATCTTGTACCGTCAACTTGTGCTACATCACCTTCCCAATATTTTCCTGCATAATCCCAAGTTTTACTATTACCACCATATTGTAAATCATTAAGATATGCACTTAAAACAAAGTTCACATCTCTTTCACATTTTTCTTGATTGTAAGTATAGTTTAAGAATGCGTTTACATTTCCTTGATTAGCTTCTGTATCTGCCACATATGCCAAAATATCTGTCAATGCACTTTGATCTGCAACATCTTGGCTTGTTACATCAGGTGCAATATCTGCGGGCAAACTATTTGTTGATCCGTTAGCAATTACTGTTTGTACATTTAATGTCAATACTTCAGCATCCGCTCCGATGCTTGCTACAGGACTTGTTCCTGAAGTGTCTTGCGATGCAGTATTTCCAGTTTGTGGTGAGACTGTTGTACCTATTAAGACTTTCTCAACAACATCACCTAAATGTGTAAAGCCGTTACCTAATAAAGTTCTATTTGTAGAAAGTGTATTTACAAAAATTTCTGTAGCAATAGCATTTGTTAAATGGTTAGTGTTATAAAATATGTCATGAGTCAGAACATTTATAAACATTTTAATATCTGATTCAAAATCTGTTGCTGAAGTTATTGTGTTTGCAGGATCTGCTTCATTTATAAAATATTTTATTTCTTGGAATAAAAAGTCTTTGTTGTTAATAAGTCTTGATTTTGCATTAGATCTATCTAAATCTACACTACCAGGGTCTGTGTATACTAAAGTAGGAATTGGATCGCCGTTTGATATGTTATTAACTTCTGTTACACCTGCAACAAAATCAGTTTCGCTGTCTCCTGTGACATTGGTTTTTGTTATAACTACATCTTTTGCTCTAATAAGTGTTCTTTGACGTGTGCCTTTAGTTGTAGCTCTTTCTTTAGATTCTACATATCCTCTAAATACTTGTCCTACATTCGTTGACATAACCATATCGTAACCTATGTCACGGATAGTTTCTTCTAATTGAATCTGATAGGCAGATGCACCAGATACACGTGATTGTATAAATTGAGCAACTTCGTCAATTAACCAAATTTTATTATTTTTAAGTAATGAATGAGCATTAGGAAATTTATTTTCTGTGTAACCTATGCCCGGTTTAAACTTATACTGATTAATTTTTCTTTTTGCCATTACTAAATTCCTAGTGCTACTGCTAATGCTGTCGCAGTATTATCTGTATATACTTTGTTACTTATCTGATTTTTTGTAGTTGGTTGTGCTAACACGGATGCTTCGCTGAATGTTGCTGTGCTAGGTTCTGTCCCGCCAATTATAGTATTATCAATAGTTGTATCAATTACTCTTAATGTGCTACCATCTAAGCCAATAGTGCCTTTTGTAATTGAATCAATCTTAAATTCTATAGCGTTGCCAGCTGATAACACAATATTTGTACCTGCATTCATTTCAGCAACACCTAATCCATCAATATTTAAACTGTTTGCAGTAAGTGTACCTTCAACTTCAAAAGTTCCTGTAACTGTACCGTTACCATTAAGTGTCAATTCAGTTGCTGTAAGAGCTTGTACAGTTGATGCTCCTGTCACTGTCAAATCAGAAGCAGTAATATTAACTGCAATAGGGTCTTCTACATTAATTGTACCTTTTGGATCATAATCTGCATCACCATAATATAGTAAGTCGGGTGCAGTTCCAGGTACTTCAATAGTAAATGTACCACTTGTTTTAGCTTGAGCCGCCGCTCCTGTTGATATAGTATCATCGTCTGCTTGGTGTTGGATACCTGTATTATACAGTACATTAGAACCGTCAAAAAGATTAAAACTACCAGCACTAATATCTAACGAGAAAGAATAAGTTGTACCTCTTCTTAGTGTTAATGTTGGATTATCTCCTGCATCTACAATAACTGTATTACTGGTAATTCTAAAATTACCACCTGTAGTCGTAACGCTGTAGTCACCTGTTTGGGTTCCGCCACCGCCAGCACCAGCGGCATTGATAGAAGTTGCTGTGATGTTTCCTAGTGCATCAACAGTAAATCCTGGGCTCTTAAAACCAAACTCTGATTCAAACGGTCTTTGGGTGACTGCCATATAATGTCTCCAATTTTATATATTTATCCGTATGCAATTTAGGTATGACTTCTAAAATATGATGCTGAAAAGAACGCTTTTGCACCTTTTTCAGAGTCGGTTTTTGGATTTAATATAAGCTCTACATAAGAATTTGTTACTTGTGCAGTAACACTTACTAAATCAGTTGTAGTGCTTGCCCTACCATATACAACAACTGTTGCTTCATTTGGAGATGCTGTCAATAAACACTTGATTACTTCCTTTTTATCTCGCCCTAATTCAATGTTAATTGTATATTCTGCACTTGCAAAATCGCCCATATGCCATCTGTCTATAGCAAGATTACTATATACTTCTTGCCAACGTCCTTCATAAGAGAATTGTGCACCATTTGCTAGTGCTACAGTTTTCCTTAAACCTTTTCTAAAATACTTGGATAAATCTATCATTACAAACTCACTTTAATATATTTATCGGAGTTTGTAAAAACACTTAGGTGTTTTTTACAGTGATTAATTTGCCGTATTCAGGTAGATACAAGTACTCAATTTCACTATTTTGCAAGGTCCAAATAGCATCTTCAAGTTTTTCTACTAGAGGATCACCACCTAAATTAAAACTTGTATTGAATATAATAGGTAATCCTGTCTTTTCTTTGAATACTTTTATAAGATCATAGTAATGCGGATTCTGTTCATGTGTTACTGTTTGAATACGACAAGTGCCATCTACATGTATAATACTAGGAATTTTTTCTGCTATTCCTTCTTGACAGTTGACAGCATACATCATATGCGGACTGTCGTCCATTCCACGTAGATCGAACCATTCATGCACATCTTCTTGTAGTATAGATCCTGCAAATGGACGGAAATATTCTCTACGTTTTACTTTGTTAACATAATCTTTGCCATCTTCAAAACTAGGATCAAATAAAATACTTCTATTACCTAATGCTCTTGGACCGTTCTCGCTTTGGCCTTGGAAAATAGTTACAATATTCTTTTTTGTAAGCAATTCTACAACTTCTTCATGTGTAGAATCTTTCATTTCAACATCATCTGCACTAGTAAGCTCTTGTAATTGATCTTCAGTGTATGAATATTTTGGTCCTAAATATAATGTTTGTGTTTGACGCTTTTCAGTTTCGTCTTCTAGCCCATACCAAAACATCATTGCGGCACCCATTGCAGTACCAGCATCATTTGACACAGGCTCTACATACATTTCAATTCCTTTTTCACGTAACGTTTCTAAGTAATAATAGTTTGCAACACAATTTAATCCATATCCGCCACTCACTACTACTTTTTTCTTGCCTGTCATTTCGACTGCTTTTAGTATAAGATCTAAAACTTTTTCTTGTGTTTGTGTTTGCACAGCATATGCAATGTCTCTTCTACTTTGCAATAGAGTAACATCTTCTCCTTGGCGTGCAGGTTCTTTTAATTCATCGTATAAACCAGCGTTTATAAATGCGCCATTTGGATAATTTGGTACAACAATATTTCTATTTGTTAAAGGATACACTGCACCTTCTTCAAATAATTTTGGAAATTTATCATTTGGTTTACCATATGGAAACAAGCCCATTGTTTTTCCTGCTTCAATACTTGACCAACCGCAGTACATAGTTGCCGCTTCATATGCCTTTACAATTCCTGCTCTGTCATGTACAACTGCTGAGTGTGTTTTTCCATTTTCACCAAACATACTACTATCCATTTGAATAGCGGCACCTGTTACAGGTTCTCTTGTTCCATAAACTTTGTGTAGTGTAGAAAAGTTTGCAGGATATTCGCAATCAATAATACTTTCTGTTTCCCATGTCATGACTTGTTCTTCATTGATAGACAAAGGAATAAAAGTTCCTGCGCCATCAACAATAACACTTACTGCACTATCAAATCCTGAACGATAAAATGCACATGCACTATGAAGTTTGTGGTGCATAAATGCTAAATCTATTACTTGTGGATGTTCGTATGTAGTAGAGTTAGACTTTTGATCTATCAATCCTAATTTTCTAGCAAGTCCTGTGTACACATCATCACCACTATAGTCAACTCTACCAGCAGTATCTCTCAATGATTGAGTATGTGCAACTACAAGATAATCTAACTTATCTGTATACTCTAAAATTTTGACCATACTTGCAAATGGTCCACCGTCATATTTTTGTCTGCTTAATCTTTCTTCTTCAATAGAAAATATTACTTCTCCATCTTTAAGCAAGCATACGCCAGCATTGTGTCCTCTTGCAATACCTGCTATCCAAACTGGTTTTTTATCGCTCATTTAAAATCCTCTGTAATAATTACCCCAACCTTTAAGTTGTTTTCCTATACTATCAACAAAATAATCAAAATCACCGTGTGTGCTAGTATAGCAGTTGTTTACTATATCTATCCATTTTTCTACTTGTTCAGGAGTATTCTGGCTTATATTTAATTTTGGTTTAACAACATAATTCACGTAATCTGCATGTTGATTAATAGTAGGATGCCTATCTATATTAGGAGTAACACTATTTCTTATAATAAATTTGTATGGTTTTTCTGTATGTGTCCATGCAAAAACTCCAATAGGTTTTAACCATCTATCATTAAATATTTTATCTTTGTATTGTTTCAATTTAGGAATATCTTTCCATACATCTATTTTATTTGTGCTTTCTCCTTCACCGTTTCCGTCTTGAGGATAGTCACTATTCATTTTATTAATATACCCCATGCTTGTCATGTAATAATTAACACCAATACCTTCTAGAAACTTTTGTGTAAGCAGTATGTTATTAAGCGTATGCATCATATAACTATGTTCATCGAAAAAAGTTTTTATCCACTTTTCGTCATACAAATTTGCATTTATAAAATTAAAAATACTGCCAGATGTTTTCCAACCAACACCTGGTTGTGTATCATGACGCTGATCAAGTGTGTGCCAGTCATGTCTTAGATGACTTGTCCATTGTATTATTACTGTATCTTCTGGTGTTAATGTTTCTGATGCATGTAAATTAGCAACACGTTCTGCGATAGCTCTGTTGCCTAGTCCAGGATAAGCCCAATTTTCGTATGTGTCAAACTCACAACCTAGTATATCAGCCCAAGTAGGCCAAGCATAGTTTGTAAAAGAACACCCTAGTGCATAAAAACGTTTCATTATTCTGCGTCTGGATCATTTTCTCTTTTGATAACGCCAACAATATATTCACGCAGATTATCATCCATTTGCATTATACCTTCGTTAGCTCTATTAACAGTTTCGTCAACTGTAATTCTAATAGGATCGTATTGTCTATCTTTCATTCCCATGTCTACAATTTTTAATTTTTCTTGTCCTGGATATGATATGTTAATCGGAAAAGTAGATCCAACAACAACAGTAGTTTCTGTATCAACAGCATATGACAAATGTTGTCCAACACTATCACAACCTAAGAAATGATCTGCGGCTTTGATTACACTTGTCCACTGCCTTAATCCTAGCCCCTCTGGCATAGCAACTTCGTTTTTCAATCCTTCACCTTTGAGCTCCATTTTCAATTCGCTCATCATAATAATTCCGTAATCTTTTTCTATAAGTTTTAATAACCTTTTTACATCAGCCCATTCAAAACTTCTTCCTGTTGAGTCCATAGGTGTTTCATTAATAATTTCTACACCTCTACCAAAAGGTTGGAATACTAATACTTTATCTTTTTTTAATTTTTGTTTTACTTCGTCAACTATTTGACGTCCTACAAGTATTTCATTATGACTTAATTTTACAAAAGGTTTATCTAAATCTCTGACTCCTTTTTCATTAAGTAGAATATCAAATGCTTGTGATAAATTACATTTTTGATTATAGTATTCCCATACTTGATATGGTTCTGGGTTTACTACTTGCCTATGTTTTATTTCGCTTTCAAAAAGATTTTTATGCCAAGGATCGTATGCACGTTTATGTAGTGTAGGATGACCTTTAAACATATCTGTGCCACCTTCACATACGATAATAAAATCTTTATCTCCTGATTCTTCTTCATATTTTTCTAGTGCAGGAATAGAACACAGCATACGCCCAGCGCCGCCATTTAGAAAAAATGCCTTCGATCTTGTCATATTATAATTACTCCATTAAAAAAGGTCGGACTCAACATTATATATTAAAGTATAGTGTTAAGTCCGACCCAAATTGGATAGAGAATTTTTTTTAAATTTTATGCTTCGCCTGCATCTGGTGGATTAGGATCATCCCAATCTGGAAGTGTTTCTTCTGAGAAAGGCCATTTCCAGTGATTAACATTAGCGTATTTACGTGGTGCATCATCTAACCAATCTGCATGGTTAGTAAGTGTAGTTCTTTCATCGTCTGTGAAAGTTTGGTTTGTGTCCGCTAAAGCACGTCTAATCGCATCTGATTGTCCCTCTAAACTGTCAAGAACACTTTGTCTTGAGTTATTGTGTTCTCTAAATTGAGGTTCTCTCCATGTGTCTGTTTCATGCGTGTATAGTAAACTGTCTTGGTAGTAAATGTGTGCCAACATACCTGTTGTACCTTCGTACACATGATTCCAAGTCCATTTATTACCGTCTGCATCAGTACATTCTTCTGTATAATCAGCGACATCTGGGTGTGTATACTCATCTGTCATAAATGCGGCGTAACGAGCTTTGTCGTCACTTTCCCATGCATCTAGCAATACATAATCGTAATCGTCTTGTTCGTATCCTGCTGGATCTAATGCTGGATCTGTTTTTTCATCTCCACGTCCCGCTTCGCGACACTGATTGTCATCTTTGTCCACTTGGACTAAGATATAACGAGGTCCAATATAGGTACACTCGAAAGTGTTACCATCCTCAGTCGTAGTATGATACGGCTGATCGGGGTAGGTAACTGTAAATGTTTTTGTTTTAGCCATTCTCTATCTCCGTTTTAGCTTTCTATATATTTAATTCGAACGATGCTATCACCACCGGCCCATCCATTATCTCTAACACCTGAACATGGTGTAGCCGCTGGACCACCTGATCCGTGTGGTACAAACATCGAACACCCTTGTGTTTGGTAACAACCACAATGTCTATTACCGTCCCAACATTCAGTCCAATGACTTCCTGTGCCTGGCATTCTAGACAAACTATTTAGTGCGTTAATATAGCCTTGTATAGCCATTCCGGACCAATCTGATTGTCCATTGTCTGAGTCTAATGAATATGTTGCTACGCCACCGCACTCACTAAACATGCCTGGTGGTAATGCTGTATGGTGTTGTGTTGAACAGTTACAATTTGGATAGCAGTGCCAAAAAGTTACACAACTATATACTGTATCTCTGTTTACGTCTCCGCCGTAAGCATTTGCTTGCCAACTGTTAGCACATCTGTTACAAATGATACCGCAGTATCCGTTATACCTAGTTGAGCACCAGTTATTTGCTGAAAAACAGCACCAACGAGCTGTACCAGTTGTACACCAACTTGCACCACTCCATCCGCCTTCTGCACAAATACATCCATTGTTTCCTGAATTTCCTTGCCAGCATACTCTACCTGCTTCTGAACAACCTCTGTGACATAAACTACCGTTACGACAACTCTTACCTGCATAACCACAAATCCAACATGTAGCCGCTACGTTAATTGTTTTCTTTGCATATGCACCAGAATTACCTGAAATTGTTGCAGAACAACAGCACATTCTTGAAGCCGATCCGCCAGCGCCGATAACTTCTAATTCTACAGTTGCACTGCCCGGTGATATCCAACAAAAACATCCTGGGTATGTTGAGTAAGTTGCAACTTGTGAGTAGGACCAAATTTTTCCTTTTTCCAAGTTCTCCTCAACGCTGGCTGGACTTCTGCTCTGTAATAATGATCTTAATCCTGCCATGTTTAACTCTCCACAAACTTAATTCTAATTGCGCCCATTCCACCTCTAACAGCATGATCTCTCACGCCTGGGCAAGGCTGAGGTCCTGGTCCGCCAACTCCGTATGGTAACATACTTTGACAACCGTTAGTGTGATAACAACCACAACTTGTGTCGTTTCTAAAACAACCTTTCCATTGTGTACCCATTCCTGGGGATTTTCCTGTACCGTTAATTGCGGCTAATGCACTGCCCCAACCCATACCCGACCAATTCGAGTGAGCTGAATCACTATCCATTCCGTAACCAACAACGCCTCCACATTCTGCAATCATGCCTGGAGGAAATGCAACAAAGCCTCTAAATAAACAAATACATGATGGGCGGCAACCATGGAAGCCCATACATGAAATGTTTCCGCATCTGTTTACGTCTCCGCCATATGCAATAGCGTCCCATTGTCCTGTACATTGATTACAAATTGTACCACAGTTTGGTCCTGTATTTGTATGACAGAAACCGCCTGCTCTAAAACAACAGTACATACTTGATCCGGTTGAACAATAACTTACTCCGCCTTTACCGCCTCTTGCACACATACAACCGTTTGTTGATGAGCTAAACCAGCAAAGCATAGTAGGTTCTGAACAACCTCTAAAGCATAATGCGTCTGAATTTCCACAAGCAAAACCTACACAACCGTATATGTAGTTGCTTGTTCCCATTGTAATTGTTCTTTTACTGTAAGAACCGGAGTTACCTGGTAAACCATTACCACAACAGCACATTTTAGCACCAGAACCACCAGCACCCCACATTTCAATTGTCACTGTTCCTGTGGCAGTTGGACACCAACAAATACATTTACAAAACTTAGTATATGTATTGCCCTCCGCAAAGCTATAGACTCTTCCAGTTTCTAGGTTATCTTCACCTTTACTCGGAACCTTAGCTTTAATTAGTGTTTCTAATGATGCCATTTACTTCTCCTGTTATGACAGTATAAAAAAATTATACTGCTCCAATAATCCAACCATATGTTGAACCACTGTAAATAAGTGTAACAATAGCGCCACTAACATCAATTGTTAGATTGTCAGCCGCGTTATTAATCTCACTGCCGTTACGATCAACTGTAATGTTGTTCGTTGCCGCGTTGTTTGCAATATCAATGATTTGAATTGTATCATCTACTAGCAAACTTGCATTAGCAGGGAGTGTTACAGTATAAGCACCGCCAGCAGTATCAACTAATAATCTATCGTTGACTGCCGCTGAGTAGTTTCCGCTTACTGTTCTAGTTGTAACACCAGCTGTACCAGTTGTTGTAATATATCTTCCCATGGTTTTATCCTTCTCCTATATGTATTTATGCAGTTGATGTCTCAATGCCCATAGCTACAGCAGAAATATTTGCACTCGATGAGTACGCTACTATTTTCTGCCCTGCCGCTAAGACAATACCAGTGCGCTCTAGCACACCTTTTGATAAAATTTCAACACCGTATTCGATGTATTCACCGTCTGTTGGGGTATCTGCCGCCGCCACTGCAATCCTAATTGCACTAGCCTGGTTACCCCTGTTACACAAGTTTAAACTTGCTACCGCGTATGTATCTGCTGGACAGGTGTAAACAGTTACGTTAGCACCCGCTGTCAAATCATTTGCGCCTAGTCTTCCTGTTGCCATTTTTTACTTCTCCATTTAGTTTAGTAAGAACATGTTTAGTGCTACTGGTGCACCGTCTATTCCACCTGTAAAGTTTACTCTATCTTCTATATTTATCTTAGCATCGGATGTGGTAGAAATTGTGTCTCCTGTAATTTCTATGACACCTGCTGTTACACTGTTAACGTTCAATGTAGCAACACCACCACCAATTTGTGATGTGATGTAAGTTTTAATAGCTTTTTGTGTTGGTACAATACTATCACTATCTGCACTAAACGTACCATCAGTACTGAATTCTGTAATTACAGCTCCAGCACCTCCTAGTGCAACACTACCTAATTGTAGTTCGTTCAACCCTGAGATGTTAAACGCTTCAACGTTAAGTGTAGCAATACCAGTTGCCTGTTCAACGTTAAACAATCCACCAACTCTAAAGTTACCGTCTTGGTCGGTGGATGTGTAGAACACTCTTCCTCCACCAAAATCATTTGTTTCTCTATCTGGTATCGGATCACTTAAAGGATCACCTGGATAGTTTGTATTACCAAAGTTACCAGTACCAATATCTAGGAAGTCATGTCCTGTTAGACGCACCTGTGAATATCTACGTCTAATTGTAATTGCATCTTGATGTGGAGGTCTTTCATCCGCTTCAAGTTTAGGACTAATTTGTAATATTGCGCTGTAAGGTCCTGCGCCAATTAGGCTTGTGACACTTACAAGTTTGTACCATGTATTTGGTCTACTTGCAAATTCTACGTTAGCACCTTTTTGTGGAATAGCATCTAAATTGTCAACTCTAATCTTTGTTCCAGTTTGTCTAATATCAGATAAACCATCACCTACAACTGTTGCACTTGCTGTAACAAAACCTGTTCCTCTATTTGAGAATGTAGGTTGTCCAAGAACACCATCGCCAACTCTTACTGTATGTGGAACTAGCACAGTTGCGTTTGGATCGACAACAGTCATTTGTGGAGGATTATTTGCATCATATCCTGAACCAGGTTCAATAATTTTAACCTCAACTACTTTTTCATCAGCTACTCTTGCTCTTCCTCTTGCTCTTATACCACTAGCTGGTGCATCAAAAATTATTCTAGGAGTAATATCGTACTGTGAAGTAGCATCAAGTGTTGCTTCAATCGACGCACCTGTAATGTGTTCAAAGCCGCTTGTACCATCTGATTCTTTTTCAATAGTTGCAATTTTTGTACTTGCGTTGAATGATGTAATTACGCCATACTGTCCAGCACCAAGTCCGCTTACAATGTATAGCATCATGCCGTTGTATGCACCTGTCGGTTGAACGTCTGTTGCCGCTAGTGTAATACTTGTAGCATTACCTGCCTGTGCCGCACTATTTGTAGTTAAGAAACCATCACCGCCATATACAGTTGAGTCTTCTTCAAGTTGCACTTCAAACACTCCGCCATCGCGTAATGTAATTCCACTTACTGCCGCACCAAAGCCTTCACCACTAATAGTATATCTAGTTGCTTCGCCTATTGTTTGTACGTCAAATGTTAGGTTGGCGCCGCCGCCGCCACCGAGTGAACTATCATTAATTGTAATTGTATCACTTATTGCATGACCTGTACCACCTTTGATAACTGTTACAGTTGCTCCACCTGTTGATGAAACTTCAACATCAAATTCTTGTCCTGTTCCTGAGCCAGCACTCGAACCTGTAATACCTTTATAAGTTCCTGCTGTACGGTTAGCATCGTTACCGCTTACATTGTGTACTGTAAGAATTGCTGTGCTTGTATTAGTATATCCTTGTCCTGCGTTTTGATATTCAAGTTGTAAGATTTCGTCTGCACCGTCTGTTTGAACAAAACTTATAATTGCTTCTAACTGTTGGTTGTCAACTTCACCTGTTACTGGAGTTTCTGTATCATCAATACCTTCAGCAACTGAACCAAAGTCACCGTAAGAGTTGTTTCCGTTTGTAGCACGAATCTTACCACCATTCTCTGCAAGATATCCCATGTGACAATAGTATGTAAACACTGAAACAAGTTCTGAACGTCCTAGGTTTGTAACCCAATAACCAATACCATCACTCAATATCTGTGTAAAGTCGTTAGCAACAATACTGTCATTACCTGCTTGGTGTAAGTCACCATCAACTTTCATTCCAATACATGCTGTACCAAATGTTGATACGTTTTGCACGTAAGGCGATTTATTTGTAATATGTACTCTAGTATCATATGGATTATATCCTGGATCTAGTGATACATAAGCACCTGCTGTTGGACGTTTTGTACCATAAGTATTTGCTGAACCCAATGTTCCTGTCAATCCACTTGTAGTACAGTTACGTAAACCAGTACCATTTCTCATGTAGAACATATCATATAATATACTACCGTTTACAGCATTTGCATAGAACGTAGCGTTCATTAGCGTTGAATAATTACCTGTGTAAATTAAGTCATATTTTAGTCCATCGATATAATTTCTTACATCTCTTGAACAAGCCGCTATATCATATGTATAACTTGGATACTGCACACCTATGTATGCATGTACTTCTGCTACTAAGAAATCTTTGTTTTGTTCTAAAATTTCAACAGCATATGTGTGTGTTGTTGCTGTTTCTGGTGTATTAGTACCGCAGAAAATAGGAGCAACATCACCTGAGCTAGATGTTTCAGCATCAATTTTGTATGCTAACATATCTAATAATTCAAATGCTTCTGCACCTGCACCGTTTGCCGCTATAAGTGCCGCTTTTGCTCTAATATGTCTTACAGCTGATTTTTGTCCAACTAATTGATCGTTGTAAACTTTTTGTGCTGATGCATTTACTCTAAAGTATGAGTTACCAGCTGTTACTGATCTATAATTTGTATTAAATGCCATATCATAACTAATAGCATCAACCATTAATTGACTATCTCTGTTACATAATGTTTCGTTGAAAACAAAATCTTGTGATGCTTTTACATGATGTACTGTGTGGTTAGCAATTTCTGCTTTTGCATCTTGAAGTTCTGTGTGTGAACTTTGTATTGCACTTGACGCCCAAGTAATTACAGGTGTTGTTTCTGCATCTTGTCCTGTTAAGTTTCCTGCATTTACTGTTGTTTGTATATTTGTTAGTAAGTTTGAAACTTCAGTACCTTCAGTTGATGATGCCGCTGTACCTGATGTATCTTGTGTTTCAGAGTTTCCTGTTGATTTTGTAACTGCTGTTTCTTGTACAATTTGACTTGCAACAGTTGCTAAACGTCCATAAGCCGCCGCTACTGCTGTTTTTTGACCTGAAGGAGTATAAGGAGCACCATTAGGATCAAACTTAGTACCTTTGTTGTGTCTATGAGTAGCAGAATTACCACCATATTGTACATCGTAACTTGCCGCATCAATTGCATAACCTATTTCTTTTTCAAACGCATTTGTATCTGTAACAATACCTGCATAATTTACAGCTAACCATGCTGTAATTTCTGCTACCATAAAAGCTCTGTTTGCTTGTAATTGTTCTCTAGCAAAACGCTTGTTATTATCTACACCAGGATCACTAAAATATATTTCACGTCCTGTAAATCCTTCACCACCGTCAAGAATATCAAGAATAGTGTCAGCCATATCCTTAACTCTATCTCTTGCAGTATCACTACCTGCACTACCTGCTGGTCTTGAAGTTACTTGAGATTCTGCATTACCTGTGCTTTTTGTAATACTTGTATTTGTAATAACATCTGAAACAACATCTCTCAACCTACCAATTGCCGCTAAACTATATGTTATATCACTAGTGTCAACTGAGGATGGAGCAGGTTTAATACGAGTAGAACGTAATTCGTCACCTACAACTGCTGTATCTTCAGGAACTCTAATTGGATGATTTTCTAAATATTCACCTGTTTTTACAAAAATTGTTTTTTGCGCTTTTAATATTGCAGGCACACCGTTTGTGTTTCCTGCTGTAATAGCATTTGTAATAATATCAATTAAATTTGCAATAGTTGTGTTTACACCTGTTGTTTTATCAAATCCGCTTGGCTTGATTTGTGTAATAGGACTTGCAACACTATTAAGTGTTTGATAATTCGCCGCTGGATCTTCTTTATTTAGAACATTTCCTATAACTGTTTCTAAATAATTAATTGCCGCTACGGTTTCATCTTCTTGTCCATTAATATAACTTAATCCACCAGTTGTAAAATATGCTAAAGCCGCTTCTCTTGAACGTACATTACCTCCGTGACTTAAATCCCAAATAATAGCATCAATAATAATACCTGTATCTCTGCGACATTTTTCTTTATTGTATGTAAACGATCCTGTGAATGGAGAAATAACGTTTGCAATTTGATAATCAACCCATTCAACAACTTCTGCTTGCATAAATGCACGGTTGACTTCCATTAAATATTTGTCTTCGTAACTGTTTGCACCCTTTTCAATCCAATCAGCCGCATATCTTACAGTTTTGTAAGGTCTGTCTAGTGTAATACCACGTTTAGGTGGACGATCGTCCACACCGTCTTCGGCGTCAACAAAATACACATGATTGATTTGTCCAAAGTATGTCCACTCTGGTGCATCTGCCGCATCGTTAACTTTCAATACTTGTCCAGGTTTACCAACTGGTAAACGTGTTGGTCCTGATCCGCCGTAGTAAACGATATCACCAGCAGTTGTTAAGTTACCTGCTTCAGTACCACCACTAAAGAAATTCCAATAATCTCCTGCTGTATCTTGGTCTGGTCTATTTTGATCTGTAACTTGATCAGCTGTGTGTGCATCAACACAAACATATGCGTTAACACCATGTGTAACTGTATCACCTAGTACGTATGCTGTACCGTTTGCCCAAGCCGATCTAAAATTAAAACCTTCATTAAGTTTTTCCCAGTAGCTTGTGTTAGGTGGTTGTTGACCGTTTGAGTTTGCTGTTGCAAGATAAGTGTAACCACCTAATGTAACAACGTCACCTGTTTTGTAGTCTTGGTTAGTTGAGTCTGAACCCCATTCGCCTCTTAAGTTAAATCCTGTAATGAATACGTCCCAATCATTTGGCGATTCTGCAGGTTTCTTCTCACTGTTGTTTGTTTTTGCGACATAAGTGTACCCACCGTATGTTACAATGTCACCAACTTGGTATTCACTGTATGGTCCCCATGTGTCTTCAAATTCTAAACCTGGAATAAACACACTCCAGTTAGCCTCATCTGGCGTTAAGTTTTCACTTACACTTGATGTGTGATAAGTTGTACAAATCCAAATTGTACCTGAATCTTTAACTACATCATTTACTTTGTAACGTGTAGCACTTGTCCAGTCACCTAAGTATTCAATACCTTTATGGAAGTAATCCCACTTAGCCTGGTCTGCTTCAAGACCTAAAGTATTAGTTGCCGCAGATGTGTGACCTGTATTACAACTATAAACTTGTCCACCATACTTAACAAGATCATTTACTTTGTATCTTGTGTTTACTGTCCAATCTGTTTTCCAGTCAAAGCCGTCACTAAATGTATCCCACTTGTTTTGATCTAATTCTAAACCATTAGCAAGAACTGCTGTACTTGAATGATATGCTGTACAAATATAAAGTTTTGCACCGTATTTTACAATATCATTTACTTTATAACGTGTGCTGATTGCCCAATCACCTTTGTAATCAAAGCCTTCGCCAAATAAATCCCAATACGCAGAAGTACTATCATCGCCTAAGTTACTTTCCAGACCACCAATGGCACTTGAGTCTGAAATATGTCCTGTGTTTGCAATGTAAAGTTGCCCGCCGTATTTTACAATATCGTTAATTTTATAAACTGTACCTGTTGCCCAGTCGCCTCTCCAAGTTTGCCCATCTGCAAACTGTTGCCACTTAGGTGTTGAATCATTCAAATCCAACATGAAATCTGTTTGTGCTATATGCCCTACTACACATATAAATGTACGGCCGCCGTATCTTACTACGTCATCCTTATAATAGGTGGTATTCTCAGACCATTCGTCTTTCCAAATAAATCTAATTCTACCTAATTTAAACTCTGCCATTGGTTAACTCCGTATTATATTATATTTATCCTTATTCAAATTCCCCAGGCTGTCCACCAGGTGCAAATGCCCCTCCACTTTGGAAGTATGACTGTGCCGCCATGTCACCCATTGGTTGCCCTTTGATATTTGCAACAGTTGTTATTTTTATTTCTCCGCCTAAAACCTTAAATATTTTTTGTCCTTCAAAACTAATATTACCAGCATTAAGTCTGTTTACAGCAACATCAGAACCGCCTGATGAAACCCTTGATTGCACATATGCGCCAATCGCTTTTTGTGTTGGTACAATATTGTTGCTGTTAGCCGCAAATGTTGGATCAGTGCTAAATTCTCTAATCACAGCACCTGTACCACCTAGCACAACACCGCCCAATCTTAGTTCTTCAAGACCATCTAGTTCAAAGAAACTTGCATTGATACTAATTGTACCAGTTGCTTGTTCAACTTCAAACAGTTCACCAACTCTAAAGTTACCATCTTGGTCAGTACTTGTGTAGAACACACGCCCGCCATCATATTGGCTAACTTCATTAAACTGTTTTGGTTCTTGGTCTTCGTCTGGATTATATCCAAATACATAAAGTCCTGGATAATTTGTATCGCTAAAATCACCAGTACCAATGTCTAAGAAATCATGTCCTGTCAATCTAATCTGACTGTACTTTTGTCTGATAGTAACTTGTTCACCATGTTGTGGTGATTCTTTTCTACCTAAGTTTGGACTAATTTGTAACTTTAAGTTGTACGCTCCGCTTACACCAGTTTGCTCTAAAATTTTCACTACAAAATATGTTACGTCATCAATACCATTGATACTTACGTTATCACCAGGTCCTGGTAACTTACTGATTCCTTCTAAAATCAATGTATCAGCTATTTGAGCAATTTCTGCAAATCCATCACCTGCACTAATTTCTGCACTAGATCTAAAGTATCCAGTACCAAAATTTGTTACAGTTGGTTGTGGTAAGACGCCGTTGTTTATTCTAGCATCTACTGTAACATCTAAAGTATTACCTGTGTCAAAAACACTTACAGTAGGATTAGTTGTATAATTACTTCCTACTTCGTGTATTAAGAATTTACCAATACGTCCGCTACCAACAACTGCTCTAGCTAGTGCAGGGCATCCGTATTCTATTCTGAGTGCATCAGTTTCATTAGCAGTTGCAACTACCCAATTACCATGTGCATAACCAACTACTCCTGCTCTTAATTCATTTGCAGTTGTAAGTATTTTACCGTCCCAATGGAACCCGTCTCTACTAAACGCAACAACATCTGACGTAGAACCTGTATCGCTTTTTACTGCACACCACATACCTTTGTTGTATCCTAAACCGTTCCATTCTCCTGGTTCAGGCATTGTACCTTCGTACCATGTTTTACCGTCAAAGCTAACTGCGGTTTCTGCAGAACTACTATCTGTTTTATTTGTAGTAGCAACAAATCTATCTTTGCCCCATTCAACTTTGCCCCAAGCACTTGATGCTGGTAATGTAACTGCATTCCATGTAGTACCGTTATCTGTTGACCAAAGTGCGTTATTGCTTGTAGCATCTGCTGTACCTGCAAGCATAACCCAAGTATTGATATCTTTTCCGTATGCAACACTACTCCATTTATCTGCTGTTGGAACTGTCACTGTAGCAAAACTGTTTCCGTTATCTGTACTTACTATTGCTTCAGTTACTGTGCTTGTTGCAGAAGTTACAGTACCAATAATAACATTTCCATCTCCACCTGCTATACTTGAAACAGTTGCATCACTGACGCCGCCGAGTGCTGGTAAAGTTGCATCATTAAATGTTGCTAAATCAGCATCAGAAACTTTTACAGCACCTGATGTTGGATCTACAATACAAACCTTATGATCTCCTGCTCCAGAATATGAAGTTGCAATTAATCCGCCGACTCCTGATAAGTCTGCCGCTGTAAATGAATTACCATCTGTGCTGTAAGAATATTGTCCATTACTTGCAGTAATAACTATTAACTCATTTCCTTGATATGATCCTTTAGCCATGTCAGTCCATGGAGCACTAGAACCCAAGTTTGTATTTGCAACAGTATAATTTGGTTTTTGTATATCAACCCTTGGTTCAATGTAATAACGTGTTGTATCATTTAATACTGCTTCAATAGGATATCCTGTAACATGTTCCCATCCAGGCTCTCCGTTTGATTCTTTTATGACTGTAGCAATTTTTGTTATAGGACTAAAGCCACCAATTTTTGCATATTGTCCAGTACCTCTACCACTGTATAAGAAAATTCTCATTCCAATATAATTGTCAGGATCGTCTTCATCGTCAGCTCCGCTGAGTGTAATTTGTGTATTAGTACCAATTTGTGCTTTATTTGCTAAAAATTTATAATTAGAACCACCAATAAAATTGGAATCTTCTTCAGTAACAAAAAGTTCACTTACTGCACCATCTCTAAATTCGTTGTAAGTACTTGCAAAGTTTTGTCCGTTACCTGTTATTTGAAGTGTTGCATCTGTGTAGTTTTGTCCTGCATTAACATATGCTACCCCATATATTTTATCTTGGTTAGTATATGTTTGTTCAATCACTGCTTCTTGGCTTTGATTGTTTACTGTACCTGTAATTGCAATTTCTTCTTCATCATAACCTTCTGCTACACATCCATAATCACCATAAGAGTTGTTTCCGTTAAGTGCTCTAACTTTACCGCCTTCGGTTGCTAGGTATCCTATATGACAATAGTATGTAAACACTGAAACTAGTTCTGACTTACCTTCACCGTTTGCCCAGTATCCAATACCATCACTTAGTATTTGTGTAAAATCGTTTGCAACAATAGATTTGTTACCACCATTGTGCAGGTCACCATCAACTTTCATTCCAATACATGCTGTACCAAATGTTGTTACATTTTGTACGTATGGCGATTTAGTTGAAATCCATGTATAATCAGCGTCAGGACCTGTTCCTGGATCTAAACTACAGTAAGCCCCAGCTGTTGGACGTCTTGTAAGGTTTGCATTTAAGTCACCTAGTGTTCCTGTTAGTCCTTGTAGTGTCATATTTCTTAGTCCACTACCATTGTGCATACGGAACATATCTTTTAATTCATCTCCGTCTGCTGGCATAACAACAGTGCTACGTAATTCATCTCCTACCACTGCTGTATCACGTGGAATAACCATTGGTAATTGTTCTTTAAAAACTCCTGTTCCTACAAATACTGTTGCAGGTACACGTTCATTTAAATTACCTTGTAAATATTGTAGGGCATACTTTATTGTTTTCCATGGTGTTGCTTTATTTCTTCCGTTTTCAGGCAAGTCAACACCGTCAGTAGAAACATAATAAACTTTTGTAATTTCGTCTAATGTTTCATAAAATAATTTGTTATCTTCAGTAACTTTTAGTAAACTACCTTTTTCACCTATTGCTAGTCTTGACACACCAACTGTACTTCCATCATCACCTGCATAACCATATGTTCTTATGTCACCTTTATAACGCATAACATTATTTTGTGCAGAGCTTTCATTTCTTCCGCCATATACAGTCCAATATAAATTTCCTCCTGTTAGAGGAAATGTATCTAATTTAGGTCTAGCTTCAAAAATATCACTGTTGTGTTGTTTTTTACAAATGTATGTGGTAGATTCATCCATAACAACATCGCCTTGATAATATGTTATTATACTACTATCAGTTTGTGTTGATTCTCTCCATTCTGCTTTCCAGTTTACACCAGTGTAAATTAAACGCCATTTATCACTTGTATCAGTGTCTGGATCTCCTGGTTCAATTGTTTCTACAGGTAAAATATTATCTAATGATTCGTAAAGATAACCGCCTTTACGTACAACACTACCTGGTGGATATGTAAGTGTTATGTCCCATTCGCCTTTAAATTTGTATCCGTCTGTAAGTATTTCCCAATTAGCACCGTCGCCATCTTGTTCAAACCCAAATGCACTAGGATTTGCACCTTGGTTGATTGTCAATGCAACATAGCTATATCCGCCGTAAGTTACAATGTCACCTGGTTGGTATAATTCGTTTTCATTCCAAAGTCCTTCAAAACCTAAACCAGGAACCCATATTTCCCAACCTATTTGATCATCAAAGGTATCACTACCACTCATACCAATTCTAGCTCTATATAGATTAGGACCATATCTTACAATGTCGTTAGTTTTATACCATTGAGATCCTGACCAATCACCAACAAATTCTATGCCTTCTACAATTAATTCCCATTTTGCTACAGTAGAGTCATCACCTAAATCACTACCAATACCTTCTCTAACACCGTCATTACTTGTATGACCTATTACACAACGATAAACATTTCCGCCAAATCTAACAACATCATCTTTTACATATCTTGTGTTTACTTGCCATACACCTTTCCAAAAATCACTTCTGTTGTACACAGCCCATTTTGCTTGATCTTGTTCTAATCCGTTTGTTACTGTATCACTAGTATGTGCAGTCAAACAAATATAAACAGTACCGCCATATTTTACAACATCATTTTCTTTGTAATTTGTAATTGCTGTCCAGTTTTCTAAGTAATTAGGACCTTTTGCCCAGACTGACCAATTAGCACTATTACTTTCTAAGCCTAATGTAATATTACTTGCACTTGTATGGGCTATAATACATCTGTAAATTATTCCTCTGTACTTAACAATATCGTTTTCTTTATAAAAATTACTAGGAATCCAATCGCCTTTCCATTCAGAACCATCATTCATTAGTTCCCATCTTGGTGTAGATTCTCCTGCAACAAGATTATCCAAGTCAGTATAAAAGCTCGACGCCGCTGTGTGATTTGCAAGTGCTACATAAACTCTACCACCATATTGTACAACATCATCTTTACGATATGCTACGGCAGTTGCCCAGGCACCTTTCCAATTAAAACGTAATCTATCAATTCTAAATTCAGCCATTGTTTTTCCTAATCATTATGTTAGTGTATTTATTTGTCCACCCATTCCTGAATGATTTGTACAGTAATAGTAAAGTGTAGGTGCATTGACAGGAACTTTAAATTTAACATAACTTCCTTCAATACCCGGTTGTCCAAATACTGTTACACCATCAGTATATTCTACACCGCCACCGTGTGTTCCGTTTTTAGTAGTACTCAACCTTAATGGATGAGTATTATTAGAGCTGTCACTTTGTCCAAATGTGTAAGTTTGACCTTCATACAAGTTTATTGTTGGTCTTTCAATACCGTTCAAATAAAACTTGCCACCACTTGCTGTAACTTGATAAAAGTTTGGATTATAACTTGTAACACCATCTGAACTAATATCAGTTGGGTATGTGTAAGGTTTGTTTAATCTCATTACAAACTCACCTGCATCATTAATGTAATAATTTACGTGTCTATCGTCCCAACGCATTTGCTCATATTTTAAATTTGAGTAAACAATTTCATGATTTTGATCTCTACCTTCGAAGAAATCAACACCTTGTTCGAATTCATTAAAATTATTAGCAGGATCACCTGGTTCATTTACTTGTACTACTGCATTTGGATCCATTTGATCTACTTTTGTAAAAAACAATTCGCCTTGTTCTGTTCTGCGCAAACCGTAAAAATATCTTCCATCAATTTGTCCAGTTACAAAACCTGCATCATTACCTGCGTATTGTGTCATAGTCTACTCCTTTTACGTAATGTCCACATAACTTATTATTACATCGACACTATCTGTAATATCTGATTGTACTAGTATTGAATATCCTGTGGTAAGAATGATCTTTTCACCTCCTATCATTGCTTTAAAAGCTGATTGAGGAGGAATCATTACATCCTTGACATAAAATGCTTCAACACTTGTGTCATCTCTAATTAAAATACTTGCTTGCACACTAAAAGTAGAAGTGTTAGCTAAGTTCATACCAATAATAGTTGCATTGGTTCCTGGCGCTGTTTCAAACGCTTCTATTTTTTGTGTTCCAACATCTTTTACAATTTTTGTTCTAAACGTAGTTGCCATATTTTTATCCTAAAATTAATACATTCTCCAATGCGATTGCTTCTGCATCATTTCTACTAATACCACTTGAACTACCTGCAACACTAGTCCAGTTAGTGCCATCAAATATTTCAGTTCTTTCGTCTTCAGTGTTATAACGTAACATACCTGCTTCGCTGTCAACACCTGCTGGTCTTTCAGCGTTATTACCAACCGGAATAACAACACCTCTTGTACCTGCGAACTTCCAATAGCCTGTGCCAGTACTATCAAAAGTAAATACTTGATCTGTAGTTGTACTTGTAATTGTACTACCAGTAAACTTCATTTCGTCTAGCAATACACCGCCTGTACCGTTGCTTTGTAAAACTAGATCACTATTAGTAGTTATCGTTCTAATAGTATTATCATTAAATTCTATGTCATCAACTATTAATTTTTCAACACTTAACCTATTTTCTGTTAAATCTGCTGTAAGATTACCACTGTTGTAGAACCTAATTACATCATCATCTGCACCAGGAGTTAACTCTGCTGTAATGTATGTATCACTATCTTGATCTTTTAAGCCGTCTGTTAGAGTTTTCCAAGCACCGTTATATCCTTCAAATTGATTAGTGGTGGTATTATATCTAATCATTCCTGTAACAGGACTTGCATTTCTTTGTGCAGTTGTACCACTTGGTAATGTTAAACTGTCTGTAGTTTCTAATATTACTCTACCTGCATTGACTGTAAAATCGCCTGTAGATGTAATAGTGCTATTTGCAAAACTTAAATCATCTATAACAATAACACCTGTTCCGTTAGCACGTAATTCTAAATTACTATTGCTTTGAGTTGTAGTAATAAAATTATCATCTATTAATATGTCACCTGTGCTAAAACTATTTGCTGTTATTTTACCTGCTGAATCTAGTGTATTAACAACTAAGTCTCCTTGAATAGTAACATTGTTTTCAACAACAACATCATTATTTGGAATATCTACTATACCTGTACCACTTGCACTAAGTTCTAGATCACTATTTGTAAGTGTAGTTGCAATTTTATTTCCTGTAATAACTATATCTTCAAATTGTGCTGTACCATTAACTGAAAGGTTATCAGCAACATCAACAAAATCAGACGTTAGTGTTTCTACACTACCTGATGCAAGTGTTAAGTTACCGCCAACAGTTAGATCATTTTCAATAACAACATTGTTGTCAGGTATAATAACTTCTCCTGTACCACTTGCACGTAATTCTAAATCACTATTACTACTTGTGGTTGTAATAACGTTGTCGTTGATTTCAATATCTTCTAAATTTATTTGCCCGTTAATAGTTACGTTTTCATTAATAATTAAATCATCTACAGTTACATCTTGGGCAGTTGTATTTTTAAGTGTTGTTGCACCTTCAACTGTAAGATTTTTTTCTAGTACAACATCATTTTCTGCAACAAGTATTTGACCTGTACCGCTTGCACGTAGTTCTAAGTCGCTGTTTGAAATACTTGTTTGTATAACATTTCCGTTTACATTAATATCATCAAAGGTTGCTGTACCTAAGATTTCCATATTGTCTGTTGTTAATGTTGTTGTTGTAATAGTGTTTGCACTTGCTGTATTCAAAGCAATATTACCAGCTACAGTCAAATCTCCAGTAACTTCTAAATCATTATCAGGAATAAGCACTTTACCTGTGCCATTTGCACGTAACTCTAAATCACTGTTTGATATTGTTGTTGTAATAAAATTATCATTAATTAAAATATTTTCAAATTGTGCTTGTCCGTTTATTGTTGCAGTTCCAGTAGTCATAAACTGTGTTGTAACAGTACCACTTGCACTTACGTTTGCATATTGAGCTGTACCAAGAACATTAATATCTCCGCCAACTTCTAAGTCAGCATCTGGTACAGTTACTTTACCAGTACCAGCGGCATCTAATTCTAAGTCACTGTTTGATTCTGTTGCTTGTATTAAGTTACCGGAAATGTTTATATTTTCAAACTGCGTTTCGCCTTCAACTGTTAATATTTTTGCAATAGTTAAATTATCACTTAGGCTTATACTTCCTGCTGTTTGGTTTATTGTGCCGTTTACAGTTAATCCTGCATTGACTGTTACAGCACCTTCTAATGTTGTTGTGCCGTCTACAGTTAAATTATTACTTACTGTTACATCATTGTTAGGAACTGTTACTGAACCTGTGCCAGCCGCATCTAAATGTAAATCACTGTTTGTATCTATTGTTTCTATCTTATTACCAGCAATATTGATATTACCGTTTGACCAATTGTCACTGTATACGTGATTCCATCTTTTGGTGTTTGATCCTAAATTAAAAGTTCCGTCTACATTAGGAACAATATTACTGTCTACCTCTGCACCAAATTCAATACTATCTGTATCTTCGTCACCAATAGTAATATTTCCTCCGATTGTAACATTACCTGTCACATCTAAATTACCTGTGATATTAGTATTGTCTTGAATGTTAACTTCGCCTGTTGCACTTTCTACATTAAAGTTACCGGATGTAGTTTCTATAGTGTTACCACTAATTCTAAAGTTACCAGTTTCAATTTTTGTGCCGTCAATAAATGTTGTGTTTGCACCAGACTCAAATGTAATACCATTTGGTGTAACAATGTCTAATGCACTAGCATTAAATACAACTTGTCCTGTTTCTTGATCAACATAAAACTTATCGCCTACTCTAAAATCACCACCTTGATCTACACTTGTATATCTAATTCTTGCATTGTTTAATTCTGTAACTTCTTGTGTTTGTTGTACAAGTGTTTCATCATTATCTTCTCTAAGACCTGTTCCAATGTAGGCAAAGTTATGCCCTATTAGGTACATTAGTACGCCGTTACCATCACCATATGCGCCATAATTACCATAAATGTTTGCACTACCTATAGTTCTAACTTCTCCCCCAAAATCAGTTCTATCAACTAGATCAATGAAGTTTGCAGTTGCACCTCCGCTAAATTCTATAGTTTGTGAAATTCTAACATCTTCAGTAAGTTCTGTATCACCGTCAGCACCGTCTAAGTGTGATAAGAATACTGTGCCTGTTTCTGGTACAACTTGCGAAGTAGGTACTGTGTAACTTCCTGTTTGGTACCTTGCAAAAGTAGCAATGTGTAAATCATCTAAGTGTCCTGTTAAGAAATTTGATACAGCATGATCTGCACCAAACTTGATAGGCTTAGTTTCACCGTAGTCATTATTATCAGTATAAGTTGTTCCTATTTGTGTGCCGTCGAGATACATTCTTGTGTATCCTGCAAATCTACTTACAGCAATATGATGCCATGTGTTTAAAGATACAGTACCTCCACTTATCCTTGTAGTTCCTCCTGAAGAATATTTTACTGTAGTTCCATCTAAAAATACATGTGGAGGATTGTCATTAGCAATACCTGCTCTCATATCAAATAGTGTTTGTGTTCCAGTTACGCTTTGTGCATACAACCAAAATTCTATAGTGAAATCACTTTGTTGAAAACCAAAGTCGTCGTTTGCACTCATTTGCAGATAGCTATCTGTGCCATTTAAGAGTAAACTGCTTGTGCCAAACTTTTTAATTGCTGTGTCTAATTCTGCGCCACCCTTAAATCCTAATGTTTTTTTAGTTCTGGTTGTTGCTTCTGCAATACCTGCGGCAAGCCCATTTATAAAAAACTTACCATCTGAATCTTTACTGTCAATAGTGCCACTGCCTAGTGTGCTACTACCATCAACACTTTTTAATGTAAATGTTTCGCCTGCACTAAAACTTCCTGTTATATCACTAACACGTATTGCCGTTTGACCTGCACCTTTTAATCCTGTACTTCCGTTAAGTACATACAATCCTTTGTTTGCAAAATATGTAAAAGAGTTCAACCATTCGACTCTAGTACCGTTTGTAATTGTAAGGGCATCAACACCCGGTGTAATAAATGTTGCCGCATGAAATAAACAACTTGCTTCTTTACTGCTCGAAGTTGCTACTGATCCATCAAGATATGCACCTTTACCTGCATCTCCTTCGTTGAACCCTCTTGGGTCGCTTGCACTTGTTACACTACCTTTTGTAATTACAGATACATTTCTTACATATGGTGAACGTGAAGTTACTGTAAAGTTTGGTGCAAAACGAAAAGCATATCCTACATCATTACCGCTATCGTAATAAAAATCTTTTATAGTTAAATCTTCAACTGTAGTTTCACCATTTAGATGAATAGCATCTTGGTAATTTAAACTATTAGGTTGTATCGTTGTAGTACGCATACTATGACCGCGTAGTGTTACACCTGCTGGAATAACAAGTGGAAATACTTCTTCGTATACACCAGGCATAACATGAACTGTGTCTCCTGCACTAACTTGTGTAAGTGCATATTCAATTGTTAAAAATGGTGCTTGTCTATGATTACCTATATTTCCATCATGACCATTTTCCGATACATAATACACATTAGGTGTTGTCAAACCAATATCTATTCCGTCAACTTCTAGTGATGCTGTGTTTATTGTTCCTGCTGTAACATTATTAATATAAGCACTACTCCAACGTTTTGGACTAGAACCTAAATTGTAAGTATTGTCAGCATCTGGAATGATATCACTTGCTAATTTTGAATTAAATGTAATACTGTCTGTTGCACTATCACCTATTGTAATATTACCATCAGTGCTAATATTTCCAGTAACATGTAAGTTACCATCTATATTTGTATCTGTAAGTATTTCAATAGTGCCTGTGCCATTTGCATCAAATTCAAGATTAGCATTGCTTTCTGTAGTTCTTATAGTATTGTCATTAATTTCAATACCGTCTATAGTAAGTTTATCATTGTAAACAACACTGTCTGCTGTTCCAAGATCAATTATACCTGTATCTGAAGTTATGCTGTTACCAGCAAAAGTTAAATCTCCTACTTTTGCAGTAGTAGATAATATGTTTGTAGCTCTTACAGTCCCGTTAACATCTAAAGCGTATTGAGGATTATCGGTGTTTATTCCAACTCGAGAGTTGTTAACATCCAAATATAGAAGATCCGTCTCAAAAGCCAGGTCTATCCCGTTTCTAACGAGATTTGACTTTAAGAGCGGACCGGATATGCGACCTACAGCCATCTCTTCTCCTCAACACGGGCATCTTGTGCCACCAACCACCTTGCATTGCGGGTTGACCACAGTATGATAACTCTAGATTTTAGGTCTGACCTACAGTTATATAATGTATTTATATGATTATTAAATATATGGCTGGTTAGCCAAAGATAAGAATGAATTCATTCATTATTTCATTCATATCAGCTTCACTTACACCAGCACCTGTACCAGCGGCTGTTACCCAACCTCCTGCTGTGTAATTTTCTAAATATGCAAGATCTGTGTTATAACGAGAGGATCCTACTTCAGGATTTGGCTCTCTTTCAGCACTTGTACCTATAGGAACACGTAAAGCATTATCTTGATTAAATTTAATATATCCATTGCCTGTAGCGGCTAGTGTACCAATATTTGTACCTGTTGTATATATAGTTCTGTCTAAAAATTGTATTGCTTCAATTTGTGTTCTACCTGTTCCGCCTTCCGGAAGCAGTATAATATCACCGTTAGTATTATTTGTTTGTATGGTGCTACCGTCAATATCAATACCTTGTAGTTCAATTCTATGAGCATATGTTTCGCCAATGCTATTCATCTCCATTACATTGACACCATTTACATCAAAGAATATAGCATTGTTGTTGCTGTCTATTCTTACTCTAGTTTGTAAATCGTTACTGTATATGCCGCCGAATACTCTTTGTAATCCACCTTCTTTACCTACAAATTGATCAATGCTTGTGTCATATCTAATATCTGCATTTGCTGTACTATCTTCATTTAGTGTGAATGTACCTTTTGGAAGTGTAATACTGTCTGTGCTATCCATTACAAATTTATCAGCACGTATTTCTAATGTTGGAATAGTGCTATCATCTCTATTGGCATACAAAGTATTACCTTTGAAGTGTATATCATTTAGATGAATTCTTCCGTCTGCATTACCACGTAGTTCTAAATTACTATTTGATTCTGTGGTAGTAATATAGTTGTCGTTGAAAAGTATATCACTACTAGTTTCTATTTCTGTAAATTCAACATCAGCATTCACCGTAATGCCTTGTGTTGAAAGTGTATTGTTTACAGTAAGATTTGGTACTTTTAATCCTTCAAATCTAACAACACCTGTGCCACTAGCACCTAGTTCTAAATTACTATTTGTCTGTGTTGTTTGTATTTTATTTCCAGATATATTGATATTTTCAAGTTGTGTTTGAAATGCATCAAGTCTTCCTACTATAAGTTTGTTCGGACTTGTGGCGGCAGAAGAAATAGTATCAAATGTTGTAAGGCCATTTACTGTTAAGTCTCCTGATATATTTGTGTTACTACCTACTCTTACCACACCTGTACCACTAGCTCGTAAATCTAAATCATCATTAGTTCTGTAGGTTGTAATTGTGTTTCCTATAAAATCTACACCTTCTAATTTCATATTGCTTGGCATAGAAATATTTTTGTTTACTGTGAGATTGTCTGCTGTAAATGTATCTGCTGTTACGTCTACAAAAGTAGTATCGCCATTTGTTGTAAGATTTTGCTGAAATTCACTTTGTGTGTTGAAACGCACAACTCCTGTACCACTAGCTCGTAATTCTAAATCTGCATTTGTGGTTGTTGTTGTAATAAAGTTGCCTGTAAATTCCAAATCTTGCATGTTGAAACTTGGCACATTAAGATCTGTTGTAATAATAGTGCCGCCAACAAAGTTGTTTACATTAACAGTATTTAAATCCATATTACCATTTACAATAGCATCATTATCTACTTGTAAATTTTCTTGGAATAAAACTTTTCCTGTGCCAGTGGCTCTT